TTTTTATTGCGTAATATCAGAAAATCAACACAATTGTCCTACATAGTAGTAGAATTAAGAGGTGATTTAGATGAAAGAAAACTTCTTTATCATGTTGTTCTTTGTGCATGGAGGTTATTATGCACAATTTAATTTCTTACAATCAACTGGCTGGATGGAAAAATTTTGAGGATACGCTAGATCGATGTAATGAGCAAAATGATTTGGTCAATGATTATTTTAATTGTTTAATTGAATGTGATGATAATCAACAAACTTGTAAAAAACTGTGTAAACATATGCTAATTAATTAATAAGAGGGAGGGACTTGACCCCTCCCCTTTTTTTGTCTATAATTACCTTTGTTGAGGTTGATAAAAATGGATAGAGACAGACTAAAGGTATTGATCCGTGATCTTAAACAACTTGTTTCGGAAATAGAATCTGAAGTTTTTTCCGATACCGAAAGTTATATGCAAGAGTACGACGAAAAAATAACTGATTACGATGAAGTTTTTGAGGATGATGATGGATACTGCTATTAATACTTATCATCGATACCTTAACTTACCTTTTACTATTGGACCGCTTCCTTTGTTTAGGGAACAAGGTAATCAAATCAGGCATTTTTATATCAATGATTATCCATTCTATCCAATGGAAGAATTGTTTAGTGATCTTGGATTGATTCTTCATCTTAAAGAAGTTTTTTACACACCACCATTCTCTAAGATTCCTATTCATACTGATCATGGACACTACACAAATCATGCCAAGATTAATATGACTTGGGGACCTGAAGAAGGTGTGATACAATGGTGGAAGTCTGATAAAACTAAACGAATGCAACTAAATGGTTATCAGGGTAGCACTGATGAGTATCATGATAATCTTTGGGCAAATGAAGAAGATTGTGAACTGTTGTATGAAGCAAATACAAACCGACCTAGTTTAGTTAACGTTGGTGTTTTACACGGAACAAATAACCCTACACCATATGGTAGATGGACACTGTGTTTTGTTCCACTTAATCAAGCAGGTCAGTTTATACATTGGGATTCTGCATTAGAAGTTTTTAAAAATTATTTGGAGATTTAAATGTCTAGTATTGTTAAACTGATTTCTGTCACTCAAGGTGCAGGAGAACTTGCAGGGAAATCAGCACAGGAAGTGATTACATATACTGCTCGTGTAAGTAATCCAAATAACCAACTTAAGTTTGATACTGCTGCAGGACTTCTTCGGTATTGTATTAAACAAAACCATTGGTCTATCTTTGAACAAGCAGATATGACCCTTGAGATTAACACCACTAGAGGACTGGCAGCTCAAGTGCTTCGTCATAGGTCCTTCGTATTTCAAGAATTTTCACAACGATATGCTGACACAAAACTTCTGACTGAACTTCCTGAGGTTCCTGAACTTCGTAGACAGGATGAGAAGAACCGTCAGAACTCAACTAATGATTTGGATGAGCGTACAAGAGAAAAGTTTGAGGGAATGATTGAGCAGCACTTTGAAGAGGCACAACGTCTCTACGATAAAATGCTTGAGAAGGGTGTGGCAAAGGAATGTGCAAGGTTTGTGCTCCCATTGGCAACTCCAACAAGAATTTACATGAAGGGATCAGTCAGGTCATGGATACATTATATCGATCTTAGGTCTGCTCACGGCACTCAGAAGGAGCATATGGACATTGCAGAGGCAGCGCGGTGCGTCTTTATCTGTCAGTTCCCTGATATTGCTAAAGCACTTGGATGGGAACCAGAGAACTGTCCTGAGTGTGTTGATGCTCCATCCATCATTATCCAATAAATAATTTATCTTTATTATAAAAGTTATGGCAATTTATCCTATTATCCATAAAGAGACTGGTGAGAAAAAAGTTATTGAGATGAGTGTTCATGATATCCAACAGTGGTATGTGGATAATCCTGAATGGCAGAGAGATTGGTCTGAAGGTTGTGCTGCTGCCGCTGAGCTTGGTGAGTGGAAGGACAAACTGATCAAATCTAAACCAGGATGGAATGAAGTCCTAGAACGCGCATCAAAAGCACCAAAGTCAACAGTCAAGAAGATTTAACTTATGGCAAGCAGAAAGAGAAGAACTGAGTTTCAACCAATCGGTGTTGGTATGACTACTAAACAAATGAAAAGGAAGAAACCAGTTAATTTAGATTTTTTACTTGAGATTGATCCTTTAACTGATAATCAAACAAGATTGTTTGATTCTTATGATCAAGAAAAAAATATTGTTGCATACGGTGCGGCGGGCACAGGTAAAACATTTATCACTTTATATAATGCATTAAAAGATGTTTTATCAGAGAACACTCCTTTTGAAAAAATTTATATCGTCAGATCTCTTGTTGCTACCAGAGAAATTGGGTTCCTCCCTGGAACACACGAAGACAAAGCAGATATCTATCAAATTCCATATAAGAACATGGTTAAATACATGTTCCAAATGGCAACAGACGCTGAGTTTGAGATGTTGTATGGTAATCTTAAAACTCAAGGGACAATTAGTTTTTGGTCTACATCATTCCTAAGAGGAACTACTTTAGATAGAGCAATTATTATCGTAGATGAATTCCAAAACTTGAACTTTCATGAACTTGATAGTATAATTACAAGAGCTGGTGAGAATACCAAGATTTGTTTCTGTGGTGATGCAACTCAATCAGATTTGCAAAAAACTAATGAGAGAAATGGTATCATCGACTTTATGAAAATTCTTAGAGTCATGCCATCGTTTGATATTATTGAGTTTGGTCTTGATGATATTGTTCGTTCTGGTCTCTGCAAGGAATACTTAATTGCAAAACATGAATTAGGATTTTGATGTTTACTCACGTTGATTTGAATCTCCCTCAACTCAAGAGGGAGACTATAGATGGTGTTCGATATTATCTTGTCCCTGATGTAAATGAACTACTCAAATTAGTTTCTATTACATCAGTTACTAGTCACAAAAATCGTCAGTTTTTTGCAAACTGGCGTAAAAGGATTGGTGAAGCAGAAGCAGATAAAATTACACGACAAGCAACAAGTCGTGGCACTGATATGCACACTCTTGTTGAATATCATCTTAAGAATGAAGAACTTCCTAAAGTTCAACCTTTGTCAGATTTCTTGTTTAAAATTGCACTGCCAGATTTAAAAAGAATAAATAATATTCATGCACTTGAAGGTTCAATGTATAGTAAGGTTCTAGGAATCGCTGGAACCGTAGACTGTATTGCTGAATTTGATGGAGAACTTGCTATCATTGATTTCAAAACATCAAAAAAACCTAAACCAGTAGAGTGGATTGAACATTATTTTGTACAGTGTATGGCATATGGATGTATGCTGTATGAACTAACAGGATTACAAGTAAAAAAACTTGTCATTATTATGGCATGTGAAAATGGAGAATGCGTTGTTTATGAAGAGTATGACAAATCAAAATACATTAAACTACTCATGGAATACACTAGAGAGTTTCTTAACTACAAATTGGAAAGCTATGCCAGTTAAACTAGAAGACGAGTTTGAGAGGGTATTAGAAAAGAAGTTTTTTTGCCCGACAAAATTTGCTCAAGAGATTGAGGTTCTAGTTAAAAATAACAAAGATATGAATTACATCGATGCCATCATTCACTTCTGCGAAAAAAATAGTATCGATTTAGAATCCGTTCCGAAACTTATATCAAAACCATTGAAGGAGAAGATTAAGTATGATGCAATGGAATTAAACTTCTTAAAAAGGACTTCCAGAGCGAAATTGGTTTTTTAATTACGAAAAAGTCGGAAAAATTATCGCGGGGAAAATTCTGAAAAACCCCCCTTCCAAAATTATGACCCCGTTTGATGTATATAAAACATATCTTGCGTTAAAAAATCATTTTACAAAAGATAATTACGATTATCATAAGTATTGTGGTAAAACTCGTGCCTCCCTGCAAGCCTTTTATAAAAGGAAGGATCGGTATTGGTTTGAAAAGTTAGGTAGACAAAAAAACGATAAAGAGATTGTTGACTTCTTTGTTGCTAACTTTGTTTCTTCTGGAGATGCAGATTCTCTTTGGATTGGTCAAATAATTAGAGAAGGTGAATCTGTATATAACGATTGGAAGAAGAAAAAGGAATCTTTGGCGTATATCTTTAAAGAAGAGACTACAGAGTTATTCACAGAACATAAATTTGAAGAAGTTTTTGACTGTTCAAAGGGTCATCCACCGTTACTTAAAAAGTTCCTGAACGGTAAAATTAGCATAGAAACCATAGTCATATATGATAGAATATTCCTGTTCGGGAATGATTTTGATAAGAAATTGATAGACCCAGTTTGGCAACTAGTCTCAAAAAATATCAAAAAATACAATTCCTTCCTAAATATTGATATATTCAAATTCAAAAAAATTTTAAAGGAGTGTGTATTATGAGTTTTTTTGATTCTGAAGTCGTTCGTTCTGAAATAGCACATATTAACGAACTTCAGGAAAAACTATATGAAAACATGTTTAAGTTTTTTAAGATGGATCGAGAAGGAAAACTTGAACATGTAAATGTACTCCAAGATTTACTTGAAAAGCAAAAAGTATTGTATACAAGATTGTCTCTGTCGGATGATCCAGAGGCAAAAAAGATGAAAGAAAATATATCTAAGTCTGCAATGATGATGGGACTTCCAGAGGGAATGGATATGAACATCATCTTCTCAAATATGGAAAAGTTGATCCAACAAATGAAGGATCAGGTCAATAAAATAGAAGGTTGACGTACTAGGGGACTTGCACTATACTGGTAAGTGTCCACCGCAAGTCCCCAAAGGACACACACAAGCCGAATCTCAAAAATACGAGGTAATCTAATGTCTTTCGCAGATCTTAAAAAACAGTCTTCACTTGGTTCTCTTACTCAAAAACTGGTAAAAGAAGTTGAGAAGATGAACACTGGTTCTAATGGTGCTGATGAGCGTCTTTGGAAACCAGAAATGGATAAAACTGGTAATGGTTATGCAGTTATTCGTTTTCTCCCCGCTCCTGAAGGAGAAGACCTTCCTTGGGTAAAAATGTATTCTCATGGATTCCAAGGTCCTGGTGGTTGGTATATCGAGAACTCTCTGACTACCATTGGTCAAAAGGATCCAGTGTCTGAATATAACCGTGGACTCTGGAATAGTGGCAACGAAAAGGACAAAGAAACTGTCCGTAAGCAGAAGCGTAAACTGTCTTACTATTCCAACATCTATGTTGTAAAGGACCCCGCAAATCCCGCTAATGAGGGTAAAGTATTCCTCTTCAAGTATGGTGCTAAAATCTTTGACAAGGTTATGGCAGCAATGCAACCAGAATTTGAAGATGAAGAACCCATCAATCCCTTCGACTTCTGGCAAGGTGCCAACTTCAAACTGAAGATTCGTAAGGTTGATGGTTATTGGAATTACGACAAATCTGAGTTTGATCGTCAAGCACCTCTTCTTAAGGATGATGATGCACTAGAGGGTGTATGGAAGACAGAATATTCTCTTCAAAATCTGGTTGCTGCTTCTGAGTTTAAAACTTATGAAGAACTTCAAAAGCGTCTTGACTATGTTCTTGGTAAAAAAGGAACTCCTAAGTATCAAGACCCTGATGAGTATGAAGAGGAGGATACCACCCGTGGTTCCTTTAAACCAGACTTTAGTTCTCGTCAAACTCAAGAAAGTCAACTTCCTGACGATCTGAGTGCTCAACTTGAATCGTTGAGTTCCTCAAAATCTTCTGATGATGAAGATGATGATGCTCTTAGTTACTTCCAGCGTCTTGCTGAAAGTTAATTAATCATATAAACGAGGATTATCTCCTTTCTTAAGGGTTCTGGACACATACTGTTCAGAACCTTCTTTGTATTCCATAATATTTTCAATATCATCTAAAACGATGGTCAAGTAATCTGGTTTTAGTACGTAAATATTTCTTTTTTCATTTTCAACACGTTCTTCATATTGAAAGTTTGTTACTGGAACACAAGATTCTCTACCACTAATCTCTAAAATTTCTGCTGCTCTAGTATCAAAATAAACTGTACCATAACTAATTCTTTTTCTCCAATTAAATCCATCATACTTCCATTCTTGCCCATTTCTTTCAAAAACTTCATTAACTTGAGGTTCATATAAATTACCAGGCTTACTAAAAATAAGATCTGGAGGACTGTTATATCCTCTACCAGGATTTCTGAGAGTTAACTCAATTACTTTACCATTTTCTGTTTTTACGTCTCCAGTTGCTGTAATTGGTGGAAGTGGATTTTCAATTACAGCAGTTGGAGGAGTTCTGTAATTATAACCACGGTCTACCATGACAACATCAGAAACTCCACCATTGTTGATTAATACGTATCCAGTTGCCGTTCTATGTGGGATTGGCGGTTGAATATAAATGTTTGGTGGATTGGTTGCAGTATAACCCGCACCTGCCTTTGTGATTGTTATACTAACAATCTTTTCTGATGTTGTAGTTCCTACTCCAACAGTTGCTGTTGCAGTAGCAGTAATGTCTGTACTGTAGCGATATAATTTTCTATTGCTAGATCCACCAACGATAAAGAAGGTTTCAGATGGATTTGCATAAGCATCCATTGGAATAGTGTCTCCACTATCTGTTTGAATATTACGAGAACCTAGCAAAGTAAAACTATCTAAGTCCCAATTTGCACCTAATTCTAATACGTGCATTTGTCTGGTATCTGTTCCAGAGACATAGAGTTTTGTTCCATCATCTTTAAAGGCAAAACCACGGACTGAAGTTTCTCCAGTTAATGATTGTATATTAGCTTGTTGGGATGGAAGAGGTCTTAAAGTTGTTATATTCCATTCAGTCAGTAATTCGTATTTTTTAATTGTATCTGGATCTTGAATGTCAACAATGTAAAGATAAAATCCATCATCTTGCATCCTTATACCAGAGGATGCTGGCATACTGATTGCACCTGCTACTGTTGCGGTGCTAATATCCCAGTCTGTCGATAGATCATATTGTGCAATCTTAAATCCAGATCCTGTTAAACCAGAAACATACATTCTTGTTCCATCTGGTTTAAATTCAATACCAGTTAAGTATATGAAAGATACACCGCCAAAGTTTAATGTGCGTGTTGCAATTTGAGTTCCACTTGTTATATTGTAAGGTGATGATAACTCATAATGTTCAATCACACCACTAGTATAAGTGCTTGCTCCATGGCATGTATATACTCTTATACCTAGTGCATCCATAAAGAATCCTTCAAATCCAGATTCTACGGTAAAATTAGAATCTGTAATGAATAATGCACTACTAATAACATCAGGTGGTGGATCTATTGTGATTGTTGGAGTAAATGTGTATCCATCTCCCTGATTTGTGATTGTCATGGAAGTTATCGATCCACCAACACTAATAACTGGTGTTAGTTGTGCAGTGATTGTTGGTGGAGGATCACTAAATGTGATTGTTGGTTGGAATGTATATCCAGTTCCAGCATCTATGATTGTGATTGCTCCAACTTCTCTTTCATCTGGGGGAACATTGAGTGCTACATCTACTATTCCTTTTCTTGGATTTGGTGGTGGTGTGATTGTCACAGACCCAATGCCAGTATATCCTGCTCCAGGACCTGTTAATACTAATTGAGTAACGGTTCCAGATACAGGATTAACAGATGCTGTTCCTGCTGCAAAAATACCAGGAATAATTTTTGGTAATTCAACATTTGGGTCTAATTCTATTTCATATTCTGGAGCCTTAAAAAATCCTTCATTGACTTCTTTACCACCTTCTACAATAATGTATCCTGCTCTTGTTACAACTTCTGTGGTTTCGTAATGATGTATTCCTGAATATAAATTCTCATAACTTCCATATTTTTGTAAAAGGTGTTCATTAAAAGCATACTGAGTTTTTGGCCATTCATCATAAACATTATTGATATTATTTGCGGTTAATACCAACCAATCTAGTGTTGGGTCGTCATAAAACAAATCAGCTACTTGGTCTGGTCTTTCATCGCCCTGAATTGTATATTTTTGAAAATAAGAAATATTTTGAAAAATATCTTCTCTTATCTTAGCTCTCTTGAAAAGATTTTTTACAGTAGTATAATCTGATATAGAATTTCTTTCTATACCAAACGCGGCATATTCAAAATTGGGAACCTGTTTAAAATATTCTCTGGGCATTTCTTTAATAACCTATTAGGTGATTCTTAGCGTCTTTGTTGCCAACCTTTCCAGTTTCTTCATCATAATCTTTTGCATATATGGGCTCTAATTCCATGAATTGTAGTGACAAATTATAAGAGACCATTGCACCATTTTCAAATGACATGTAACTCCCATCAGGAGTGTAATCAACATTACATGACTGAAGAGCACAATCTTTAATCAAACCTATACCAGGATGATCTTTTTTTCCCTTGTGGAAATAATCAATTTGAAAAATTTTAGGTGCTTTTAAATACAATCCACTTTTTTCTGTTTGCGGGGACATATTGCGTTTAAAAAATCCAATAATTTGTCTAACAATTTCAGACTCAATCTCTGATCTAGGAGTTAGTTTAAAAGTAAAACTAAAGGATCTAAGTTGAGGACCCTGAAACAATAACTCAGTATTTGGATTAAATACTGCTCCTGATACTTTTGATAAAACTTGTGTTCCTATTGCTTGTTCAGTAAAGTATGCAATGATTGCTTTTTCTACTGAACCTTGAAGTGCTGGGTTACCAGCCTTTTTAAGAGCTTCTTGAAGACTACCAACAAATCCTCCAACACCCTGAGAAATTCCAGCTATTGCTAAATTTGCTCCAATTATTTGGGCTGGATTAAAAGTCTCTTCATTCCATCCAACTGTATTTGCATCACTTATAGACGATTGAATTGGTAAAATTACGAATTCTTCTGTTTTAGCATTTTTGCTAGACCTGTCTCCAGTTGTGAAAGTGGTTGTGTTAATATTTTTGTTGCCGTATGTCTTAGATGAGAATTGAACATAATCCATACCACTGTCTAGTTTAAATTCTTCTGGGTATCTCAGTCCAGCAACAGCTGCCTCCCTTGCTTTAGCAGGTTCTCCTATTATGGATAAAGCGGTAGTGCTAAGACTGTTTATTGTATCTCTTACTTGATTACGAGTTCCAGTTACGTCCGCGTCTCCTCCAGTTCTCCCAGACTGCGGCGCTGCCCCTGGTGATCTAACACCCAGTTGATCTGCGAACCTTCCCCCTTGAACACCCCCCGTTAAAACACTTGCTATTGCATTAGGGCCTGATGGTGATCCCGCTGCCGCCAGCCCAGCACCCACTGCTTGGTTTGTTCCTGCATTAAAAGCATTCAAAATACTACCACTGTTTGCTATGCTATCTGCAAACGCTGTTCCGATTGTACTAGCATAAGGTGTGGGTTCCCAAACACCAGTATCAGCTCTTCTTGTTGCTATAATCCTGTTATAATCCAAATTGCCTTGTGGGTCTACTGCAAAAGCATATGTTAACCCATTTCCTGGCGCAGTGGCCGTTCTAACCCGAACATTTGTATTTCCTCCTGTTCCTATTTGTGTACCACTAACCCACCAACTTGCTGCCCGAAGATTTGTGGGTATATTTGATATTTGACTACCTGTTACTGTTTGCGCTGACATTGGTTAAGTTCCTTTAAAATCTTGGTCTTTTTGACCATATCCTTTGTATATTCTGGATCCTCTCAACATCCGTCTAAACGATTTGTTTGTTTGCTTCCAAATGTCTTCTAACATTAAATCTTTTTGCTCACCATTTATAATAGAAACAAATCCTTCAATTGGCAAGTTGGCGGCAACAGACCACTCACTAAATGCAATATCTAAAAGAAGTCCATCAATTTGACTTATTATATATTTAGATATGGAACTATAAGGCAATGTTAATTTACCTTCTTTTAAATTCTCAAGGACTATCTTTCTTTTGATTGGATGAATGTAATGTAAGTTGCAACCAGTAAAAGATCTACCATCAAAAGAAATGACATAGACCAATGGAAATGGGTCAAATATTTTTACATCCTTTTTAAATGGTGGAGCATATTCAAACATGTAAATATGTCCCTGCCTAGGAACTCTTCTTAATAAATTCTCATCTTGGTCATCAGGATCTTCTTGTGCAGAATCTCTTTTTTCATCAAGTATAAACTTTTTTGGATTACTCAAATATTGTCGTGTCAATCTACGATATGCTCTCCTATAAAAAAATGGAGATCTACCTTCCTCTGCGTCTACCTCTTCTTTTAATTCCTCAAAGAGAGTTTTTTTCGCCATTACTTGATTCCTAGTTCGTCTTCTGTGATGATTTTAAATTCTAATCTTCTATCCTTACACCATTCTTCAGCAGCTCTCCATTTTGCTTTATTGACTTCATAAGTTTTTGCTTCGTAGATAAAAGATTTTGTAACTCTTGACTTTCTTGTTGGTGGTAAAGTTTGTCTTCTTGGTTTTACTTCAATAACATAAGTTTTAAGTTGACCAGTAGATTCTTTTACTTTTATAATAAAATCTGGAAAATACCTGTGAATTTTTTTGTCTAATGGAGATATGTAGGGGATATAAAATTCTTCACTTGCCCACTCAATTATATTCTCATTTAGGTCACACCAAGCACAAAATTTTCTCTCCCAACTGCTTCTACAAATAATATTATTGGGATTACCTTTATATTTTTGTGGATAAGATGGTCTATACTTACTTTTTATACTTTCGTTCATTAAGTATACTACATATAATATAAACAGTTAACTTTATTTAGATGTCAACTCCTCCAATATCTTCTGGAGTTACGATGAATACATTGAAGAGTAGGATTCTTAATCCTGCTCTAACTTCAATTTACTCTGTTATTATAGAACCTCCTCCAGTACCAGACAAGGGTATTCCGTTAACAAAATATTTTAATGATGAGTTTGGATTAAGTTATGATAAAGAATTAATGGAATTAACTTGTCTTGAAGCTTCTCTTCCTGGATCTAGTCTTGCCACCATAGAGACTATGGATTATACTGGAGTTACCGAGAAACATGCATATCGTAGATTATATGATGATACTATAGACTTTACTTTTTTAGTGACGCAAAACAGTAATTACCACCAGATTAGATTTTTTGATGCTTGGTTGAGATTTATTACTAATGAGCAAAAAGGAAAAAACATTAATCAACCAAATTTTTATTCTAGAGTAAGATATCCAAAAGAGTATCAAACAACAATGTCTGTTACAAAGTTTGAAAAAAATCTTGGATCTGGATTTACTGGAGCAGTGCCACTTTTAATTTACAATTTTGCTGGTGCTTATCCAAAAGCAATTAATTCTGTGCCAGTATCTTATGACCAGTCTGATTTATTAAAAGTTACTGTTTCATTTACATATACTCGTTATTATATTGATACAACTATTCTTAGTGGCACATCAAACTCAAGTTCAAGAAATCCAAATGCTCCCGCAGTTCCATTGCCAACCACTACTGCCCCAAATCAAAGTAATACCCGTGCTAGTTGGAGATATTCTCAGCAAGAATTGGATAGAATAAGAGGTGCTGCCGCAGTGGCAAGTTTAGCTAGAAGTCCACTTGGAGTGAGAGCATTAGAGGGAACTTCTAGATCCTCAGTTGCAAATGAAATTGGTAGACAATCACTTGAAAGAATTCTTGGACAAACGTTAAACAATTAAGAACTAAATAATCACACTGAAACCTATATCAGAATATCATGCCTTTACCTAAGATATCTACGCCAACATATGAACTTGAATTGCCATCAACTGGAAAACCAATTCAATATAGACCTTTTTTGGTAAGAGAAGAAAAACTTCTTGTTCTTGCCTTAGAAAGTGAAGACACAAAACAAATTACTACTGCAATCAAAACGGTAATTAAAAATTGTGTCTTAACAAAAAGCATTAAAGTAGAAGAACTTCCTACATTTGATATTGAATATCTATTCCTTAACATTAGAGGAAAGTCTGTAGGAGAAGATCTGGAGGTTAATGTTATTTGTCCAGATGATGAAGAAACTTTAGTGCCAGTTAAAATTAACATCGATGACATCGGTGTTAAGAAAAATGATGATCACAATAAGCAGATCAAAGTTGATGATAGTATCATGATGGAAATGAAATATCCATCTCTTGATCAGTTTATTAAAAACAATTTTGACTTTGCTTCTGGTGGAACAGTCGAACAATCTTTTGATCTTATTGCTACATGTATCGATCAAATTTATACTGAAGAAGAATCTTGGGCAACTTCAGATATAACTAAAAAAGAAGTTGTTGAATTTCTGGATCAAATGAATTCATCTCAATTCAAACAAATTGAGAAATTTTTTGAGACTATGCCAAAATTGTCTCACGAAATTAAAGTTAAGAATCCTAAGACTGGGGTTGAAAGCACTGTTGTTCTGGAGGGACTCTCAAGTTTTTTCGCATAGCCCTCTCTCACATGGACTTAGAGAATTATTATAAATTGAATTTTGCTTTGATACAGTATCATAAATATTCATTAACTGAAATTGAAAATCTAATACCATGGGAGCGAGATATATATGTTGCTCTGTTGAAGGCTCATTTAGAAGAAGAGAAATTAAAGCAACAACAAAATGGCGGATAAACCCAAGTATGTAGAAAAGTTTATATCTTACTCTTCTGTTCAAGCAAAGCGTGGACTCTGGAGATCCATTCTTGCTGAAAGAATGGAGTTTGCTAAATTCTTGATTGCAAATACTTATAATGTAAATGCTGATAGAGTTAAAGATATCTTTTTAAGTGCTTGGGATAATTCAACAAAAGATTATCCATCACCAACTCACGCTAGACCCCAAAACCCAAAAGAATGGGAGTCTTTTAACAACTATATTGTATATTTGTGGGAATATTATGTAGAAAATTCAGGAACTAAAAAAGACCTCCCAAAGGAAAAAGATAAAGGAGCATTGGTTCCTACTGATGATAGTTCACAACAAGAACCACCAGGTAAAGAGAAATTATATGAGGGTGTTAGTGAAGAAGATCTTGTTGATGAAGATGTTGATGAACGTATCCTAAAACTTTTAGGACTTGATAATGTTTTTGATATAGATTATGCAACATACATGTCTCTTTTAAGGGAGAGAATGGCTGCTGCTAGAATGTCTGGCACTAGTATTCCTACTGAAGAAGCAGAATTGCTAACAAATGAATGGAAGAGAGTAAAGGGTAAGGTTGGTAGATTTAGAATTAAAAGAAAGAGTGTAAATACCGAAGGATTTGGTGGTGGACCTTTAGCAATTAGAACAGGATCATTTTTTGTTGCACAAAAAGTAGCGTTCCCAGAAAAAGAAGAGGGTGATAAAAAGTTAGTTGGTCTTGCAGCAATTGCGGATGATATTGCTGCAATTAGAAAAACTGTTGAGTCAATTGCTGATTTAATGACTCAACAAATCTCCATGATTAAAAAGGAGTTGGAGAAAGATAGGAGATTAAAAGAAGGTAAAAAGAGACAAGATAAAGAGAATCTTTTAGAAAAAGGTGGGAAGGCAGTTCTGGCACTTGCCAAAAAGATGTTATCTCCAGTCCAAAGTCTTTTAGATAGAATCATTAAATTCTTAACAACTGTTCTTGTCGGGCATTTAGTACTAAAGTTATTTCAGTGGTTTGCAGATCCAGCAAATAAAAAGAAAGTAGATACAATTTTTAGGTTTATAAAAGATTGGTGGCCTGCGTTACTTGCTGCGTTTTTACTATTTGGAACTTCTGCTGGTGCATTAATTAGAACAGTTCTAGGTACTTTAACTAAATTAACAATTACAATGGCAAGGAAGGGAATTCCTATGCTGTTGAATTTTATAAGGAAAAATCCCTATGTTGCTGGTGCTTTAGCAATAGGTGGAACTGCACTTCTTGCAAATGAGGTTACAGGACAGCGTAAAGCAGCAGGTATTCAAGCAGATCAACAGTCAAAAGTAGATAGAGGAAAAGCACTATCGGTGCAGGGGACCGATACGATGGCAGATAAAATGCCAAGTACGGGTAACCTTAGACCTGCATCTCCAACTGGATCTCTTCAGGGAGCAAGTGGTGGTGGATTAATAAAAGGGTTTGCTGGCGGTGGTGAGCAAATGGTTACACCTTATGGTGGTGACGGTGAAATAACTAAAGAGACTGGTGTTACTGTTGCTGGAGCAGGAAGAGATACTCAACTTACTGCATTAAGACCAAAAGAATTTGTTCTTGTTCCTGGTGCAGCACAAGAACTTGGAATAGATCGACTGAAAAAATTAAATAAAAAACATGGGGGAACTAACGCCCCTAAATTTATCAACACAAATAACGTTCAACTTGCTTATGGTGGTGGGCTTATTGGTAAGGGATTGAATGCTTTAGGTAATCTTGGATTACCAGGAACTGGTAGTGTAATGGCACCAAGGTATACTGATATGGGATATCAGAATAAATTCCTTGGAATGAATCTTAATAGAATTAGATTACCGCAAATTACTGGACAACAGTTCTCTCAACCTGAGGTTCAACGATATAATCAAAAATCTAAGTCAAGTTTTATCCGAGATTGGAGTCCTTATGATCCTGTTCAAGTAAGCGTCCCAAAACCAAGACCAGTTCAAAGTGGATCCTTTATGGGTTCAAATGTCAGACAGAATAATGGAATTATACAAAAAAGGATACAAGCACAAATTCGTGCTATGAAACAGCTTGGGCAGGAATCAGATGGTTATGATACGATGTTTAATAGGCATCCTGCTGTTATGCAACCACAATCAAATGTTCTTCCCAAGAGGAATATGACAGTGGCATCAAACATCTCTCCTCCAGTAAGAAAGGTTGAGATAACTGCTACAACGATTAAGAACAAGACAAATGTTAAAGGTCAACAGAGTGTGGGTCAAAGAGATATTGATACTAGTTTTGATGTTGCTTATAGTAGCAGATCTCGTAGTAAAAATTTAGCAATTTATGGGATAAAGGGTGTAGCATAAAATGGCATTGATTGATCCCAAAAAACTATTAAATTCTTCAAGTAATAGTGGCGGTGGTGCTCTTGTTGCACAACCAAAAATGTTTTTGGTTCCTGTTAAAAATACAGAATATAAACAAACTGTAGATCTATCTGAGCAAATTCAAGAGGATGATTTAAGTGATCCTGAGCAACAAGTACTTGAAGATATTAAAGTTATTCGTGAGAAGGTTGTTAAGATTGAGGATATTCTTAAAAAGACAATTAAGATTAATGTTAAAAAAATTCAACTTAGTAGAAAGGAGGATGAGAATAAAAAAAGAAAGGCACAAGAAGACAAGTTAGAAAAGAAGGATAAAAAAAGAATAGGAATGCCAAAGATTCCTATTCCTGGAATGAGTTTTATTGATCGAATAAAACAATTTTTAGGAACGGTTTTTACTGGTTTTTTGGTCATGCAGATATTCAAACTGTTGCCAAAATTGATGAAATTTTTGGATTATGTCAAACCAGTTACGGCGTTTATTGAAGATTTTGTCAAAGGAATGTTTGATAAATTTGTCTTTGCCATAGATCTTGGATATAAAATTGTAGATGGTGCTCAGTCTAAAGTTAAAGAATTGTTTGGTGATGATGGTGAAAAGAAGTTTAGTGAATTTACAAGCACCTTTACTAAATTTATGAATCTCGCAATTATTGCGGGAATGGCAACAATGGGTGGACAAGATCCACTTAGAGATAGAAGATTCCAAGGACCACAAAGAAGAGGGTTTGATCGATCTGGTAGAAGAGTTAGTGATACCGCACAACGAAGATACCAAAGAAGATTTGGTGATCGCCAATATTCTGATAGATTTGGTAATAGAAACTTAAGAAGATTAAACGGACAACCGCCTAGACCTGCTCAAGGATTGGTCTTCGCCTCTGACATCAAGACCCGCAAACTGGTCTCGATCAAGAACAACACCGCCACTGGTGTGCCAGCCAAAGTTGCTGGTAAAAATGTTGGTAGAATTGCGGGTAGAATCCCAATTGTAGGACCTATAATTGATTTTAGTATTCGTCGTTTTGTTTTTGAAGAACCTTTAGGTAAAGCAGCAGCAGGAGCAGTTGGTGCTGGAGTTGGACAGGCTCTTGGTGCATGGGTAGGAGGTACTATTGGTGGTATTGCTGGATCTGTAGTTCCAGTTATTGGCAACCTTCTTGCGGGTGCTGCAGGAGCTACGATTGGTGGATTAATAGGAGGATTAATTGGAGATCAAATTGGAGTAAGTCTTTATAATGTTTTGGCAAACTCAAAACAAGGAAAGATTGAAGGAAGATCTTCAGGTGGAAAAATTAAACAAAGAACTGGTAGAGACCCAGGTAAAACTGCAAAGAAAAAGAAACCAAAACCACTTCGTATTAAAAAATTAAAGATTAGTAAAGTTAGTGTTGGTCAATCAAGTGGTGCTAAATCCATTCAAGATTTGTATGGAACAAAAGATGTAAAACAAAAACCCCTTTCAACTTTACTTGCCACTTCAGAACGTCTAAAGAGATCTGGAAGTTCTATTATGGCTAAAATTATGTCATTGGGTGTTGATTACGTGTTGGGGCAAAAACCATCTAAGTCAACTAAAAAGGACATTGCTAAAAGTTTTGCTTCTTTAATGTCAATGGTATCTGAATATCCAGACGCTGCTGGTGCTGATATTACAAAATCATTCCAAGCACTTGCTGGTGGTGGAGAAGTTTTGCGTAGAGATGTAAAGATAAGAAGAAAAAATGAACAGATGGCGGGATTTATGCGAGGCATAGAAAAAGCCTTGGATAAAGATATTGGAAGTTTAGGTTCTTTAGCATCTATTATTAAATACGGTGATAGACCATTTAATGATCCTTATGGTGGTGGTGGTGGGGCACCTTTGGATGCAGATCAACAAGCAGCATTTGAAAAAATTAGAAAAATTGCTGAAAAAGTTAAATCGCCCAATCCATCAGTAACTGCTGCAATTGCTATGCTTGAAAGTGGGTGGTTGGCAAATCCTGATAGTGTATATTTTGCAAGTGGAAAAACAAATCCTTTTGGTCAACAAGGAAGAGGTCCAAAAGGATTTGTAATTGGTAAGGACGGACACCAACATGCAGTCTATAATGACCTTGAAGAAGGCGTTAAAGCACACGTTGATCGTTGGAAACAATCTTATAAGGGAAAAGATGATAGAGAAGTTATTGAAAGTATACGACAAGGATTACATGGTGGACCTGGACAGTACAATACAGATCCCAACTGGACTAATAAGGTCATGTCTGTATTGCAAAGTTCTAAAGCACCAAAACCAAGTACATTAACTAGTGCCCAATTCAAAGCTGTATTACCAGAGGGAAATCCTCAACTAACAAGTGGATTTGGATTTAGGAATACTGGTATTCCTGGAGCTTCTACGAATCATCAGGGAATTGATATTGGTGTTGATCCAAATTCTAAGGTTACTGCATTAGAAGATGGTAAGGTAGTTGATATCTATCCAAATTTTGGCACACATGGCGATGGAGTTGTTGTTCAACATGCAGATGGAAATGTAATGGTATATGGACATGTTATTAGTAAAGTAAAGATCGGTGATAAAGTTAAGAAGGGGCAGGTAATAGCACTAGTAAAACTATGGAAAGATCCTCGTTATCCAGGTCCTGGTAGTAGAACACACTTACACTTAGAAAGACGTATGGGTAGTGCAACTGGGACTGCCATAGATCCGACTAATTATTTGAAATCAGTAGCACCAAAACCAGCAGCAAGACCTACGACAACTGCAGCAAATACTCAAAACAAAGGGGTGGTATATAGAGATGGTCAATTTGTTAAATTGGGTAGTGGTTTCTTAGGATCTGGACAAGCAATTACTGTAACAAATACTAAAAATACAAGTCTTAGAGCAGCAGTTAAGGGATTTGGACTGGGAATCGGTAAAACGGAAGGAGAAACCAAGCGAGCAGCAGATGGTCAGTATTATACGTGGACTGGAGGTAAGTGGATAACAGGAGGTAGTGCTTCATTAGCACCATCAACAGGTAGATCAGGAAGATCTCAAGATGTTGCATCATTAAGTCAACGTACATCATATGATAATGGTGTTGATCGTGTTTTGATTGTTGAAGTTGGTTAAATAGTAAATATAAGTTCTAAAAATGGCAGCAACCGCAAATACAAAAGGATTATCTGGCAATATAACAAAGTGTGTTGTTACCTCTAATAGGGGTGGCGGTTCTCAAGATATATCGGCATTAATTCAAGATCTCTCTTATTTTGAAAGTGTTTTGGATACATCTGTGCGGTTTAGGTTGATAATTTTAGAGACAGGTCATAGTACTGCGGGAAATGATATTGCAGTTTTATATAAATTAAAATTATCTGGATTTGAAAAAGTTGAATTAAGTTTTGAAGATAATAATAATAATAAATTAAAATTTGCTGGTAGTAATGCACTTTATATTAGTAAAATTGAAAATGTTATTTCATCATCAGAGACTGTTCTTTATACGATAGACCTTTGCTCAATGGAGGATTTAGCAAGTGATTTTTTAAAGTGTGAAGTTTATCAAAAATTTGATGGTGAATTATCTCAGTCTGTTAGTATTATTTTAAAAGAAGTTTTAAAAACTAAAAAGAAGATTATTAGAGATCAAACATCAAATCAGATCGGTCTCTATGGTTCTGGTAAACCAGCATTTGAGTTTTGTGCAGAAATAGCAACATTAGCAATTCCAGTGGGATCGAAGTCTTCTGCTGGATATTTTCTTTTTGAAACTTATGATGGATTTAATTTTAAATCAATTGATAAATTATTTGAAGGATCTCCTAAAAAATCATTTATTTACAATAATAGTACTTTACTACCATCTGGATATGATTCAAAAATTATTAGTTACAGGTCTATAAAAACAATAGATGTTAAAACAAATCTAAATGCTGGAACATATGGTGGAAGACTAACAGCATATGATCCATATAATCAAGTTTATACTCCCAAAGCAAAAGAAGTAAAGAGTGAAGAACAAAAACCAAGAGGTGGACAAGAATTACCTAAAATATCCCCAGATTTTAATGTCTACGGCGATTTAAGTAAAAGATTTACTTATAGGAAAGATACGGGACAAGTTGCTCCAGGTAATAGAGGTAGGCAACTGGAGAAAAAGACTGAAGAGAATTTAAAACCTGCAGATATTTTAATTCAATCTGCAATGACATATAATAAAATATTTAATTTATCTGTTGAAATTGCAGTTGTTGGAGATTTGTCTTTAAGAGCAGGACAACTGGTTCATTGTGATTTTCCAGAGCAATCTTCTAAGAAAGAAATTATTGCCAATAAGGAATTAAGTGGTATATATATCATACAGGATATTTGCCATCATTTGACACCTAAACAATGTATGACTAAAATGATTTTAATTAGAGATTCTTACGGCAGAAAACCAAAGTAGGTTAATTCCATGGATAACATTCAACAACATATTGATAATGACAAACGAATTCTTGATGATCCAACGATTTCCCCACAGATGCGTCGTCATACTGAAGAAGAATTGAGGGATTTGGAATCTTATCAGATACGTCATCCTGAAGATAATCATGATCCAACATCTTTAGAGTTGTTTTGCGATTCTCATCCAAGTGCATCAGAATGTAAAGTTTACGATGATTGAATAGATGTCAGATATAAAATTAACTGCAAGCGATTTTCATAACGTACCATATAATATTATTGATGATCCAGCAATGGATTATATTAGATGGAGGGGAACAGTTGCCCCAAGAGAAAGTTGGTCTACAAATGAACAAGAGGAGGGAACAGCAAACCCTCAAGTTTGTGCAAGAGGTAATTGGGGCACACATGTTAAAGTTAGGATAGATGATATTCATCCAGTTAAAGATTTACTTCCAGATGAAAAACTTCCAGATGTAGAAGTGTGTTTAAGTCCTATGTCTGGCCACGGTGGAGCCGTTTTGATTGGTGGTCCAACGCAAGGATCTAGAGTTTATGGATTTTGGTCCGATCCTGTGCGTAAGACTGGTCCAATACTTACGGGGGTATATCCCACTAATGAACATGTTGCTTTACCACGAACCCAAAAAACTGGGTTTGAGATATCCAGTGGATATACTTTTAGAGACTACATTGCTGGATTTAATGTTTCGTTAAGTAGCACTTACAAATATCCTTTAGAGGGTGGAAATTTAATGAATCTTTGGGGGGTATCCGATAAATCCCTTATGCAAGAATATCTTTTTGGTATTGGTTCCCCAACTGAATGTGAAAAGGTTCCATTAAATGGAATTATGAAGTCAATGCAGGAGTTAATTCAGCAAATTGAAAAGGCACAAAAACAATTAAATGAATGGGAAACTGCTGCTCAAGGTTGGATTGGTGACAAGCAAAAATGGATTCAAGAAAAAACTCAAAAAGCACAAGACTTTATTACTCAAGGAATTAAATGGGTATTTAAAGAAATTCGTAAACATATTGAAGAAGAAATAAACAAACAGACAAAAAAATTATATGAGCTTATAAATCCTCCAGACAGAGATAAAGCAAAAGTTGGTCATGATGCTTTAATGGAGTTGATTACTTGTTTGTTTAACAAGTTGATCCAAAATCTTTTCAAAATGGTTGGTAATTTTCTTAGTCAGATGTTTGATCGTTACATCAATGTTCCAGCTTGTGCAGTCGCAAATTTTATTGCAGACCTTTTGGGCAATACCATAGGAAGAATTGCTGGAGCAATTGATGCAATCATTAGTTCAGTATCTGGATTGATTGGTGGTGTGTTTAGTCTTGCAGGTTCTATTTTAAATATTTTAAAAGCACTTGCTGGGTTTTTTGCTTGTGAGGAAGATCAAGAATGTCCAGAAACAAAAGAATGGAATATTTTTGAAGGTGGAAAACCATCAGCAATTTTTGATATTGATTCGATTATAAATTCCGCTAAAGGAGTTGCGGATCAAGCGTTGGGTCTTGTTGGAAGTGCTTCTGGATTAATTGATACAGTTGCCGCTGCAGTAGATTTTAGTAACTTAATTAATAGTGCTATTAGTGCAACTAATGGTTGTAATATTGGTCCTGTTTTTTGTGGTCCTCCACAAGTTACTTTTTGGGGTGGCGGTGGTGGAAGTGGAGCGAGAGGTAATGCAATTGTAAGTGCTGCTGGAGATATTTTGGGTGTAGATATTATTGCTAGAGGCGCTGGATATACCAGAGCTCCTTTTGTTGATATATCTGATAATTGTGGTAAGGGGTCGGGTGTTAATCCAATTGCAATTATGGAACCAGATGGTGGGACAGATCCAGATACTGGATTGCCAACTCAACAAGTTCGACAGGTTGTAATAGAAAGTCCTGGAGGTGATTATCCAACAAGACCAAATGGTGATTTGGGTGGAGATGGCAGAGTTTGGGCTCCAGCAGAAAATACTGTTATTAGAACTCCAGATGGACGCTGGGAACAATATCCACCAGGAGCAGAAATTCCTCAGCGCCCTGGTGATACTGTAATTAGACCCGAAGATCGTCAAGTTTTAGAGGGTGGATTGCCTGTAATTGGACCAGGGGGTAATGTTACTCCAGGATTTGGTCCTGATAATGATGCTAATCAACCAATTCAAGATCAAATTGCTAATGTTAGGGGAATAACTAGAATACCTGGAACAGGGGTAAATGGTGCAACTGAATTCGATGCATTCCCAGTAATTAATATTGGTAGTTATCCTGCTTTACTATATTTGTGTGATTTGTATATTGACAATTATGGGTTAAACTATTCTGAAGGGGATCAAGTTGTTATTGAACCCAATCTTGGTGGTGCTGAGGTTGAAGTAAAATTTGGACCTTTTGGTACAGTGGCTTCTCTTAGAATTATAAATTCTGGTAATGGGTTTACAGAAAGACCAGAAGTTTACATTAAATCTGAAACAGGTTATAATGCAATTATTGCTCCAGTTTTTTGTGTGCGGAGAATTGGTGATGATACCGAAGGTGAATTAACTGATGAAGATAAGTTTAAAGTTATTAGAATCGTAGATTGTGTAGGTACTCCCGATACTCCTTCACAATCCACTACTGGAACGTCATTAATATCAAAAACTGCCATAGCGACCATCGATGATTTTACATCCACGCCGATACCAACACCAACACCAACATCAATGGTAATTCCTTCACCAACCCCTACACCAACTCCTTCACCAACCCCTACACTAACTCCTTCACCAACCCCTACACCAACTCCTACCCCAACTCCTACCCCAACTCCTTCACCAACTCCTACCCCAACCCCTTCACCAACGCCTACACCAACCCCTATGCCAACCCCTACACCAACACCACCAACTCCACCACCAGCTCCACCACCAGCTCCACCACCAGCTCCACCACCATCTCCACCACCATCTCCACCACCATCTCCACCATCTTATTATGGTTACCCCTAGGAGGAGTTGACTAATGGGAAAACCAAAACTCCATAACCCAGTAGAACTGGGCAGTAATTACGGACATTTAAAATTGGGTCATGTTAATCTTAATAATACTTATGCAGGGGTTTTATTAAGAAATGGTCCACATGGAATGCCATGTGAACAATATTTGATGTTTGGATCTTCTGGTAAAATGAAGGGCAGTACGATTAATCGTTGTCCAGGCGTTTATCAGATACATTGTGGAATGAAACCCGTAGATAATATGGGATTTATGTTAAGATCTTCCGATGGTGACATTTCAATATCTGCCCCTTTGGGCAGAATTAGATTAGAGGCAAAAATGATTGACATTCTTGCCAATGGAAGTGGTAATAAAACAGGATATGTCAACATTGAGGGTAATGAAAAAATTAAGTTGACAACAAAGAATTTTGAAGCAAATGTTGATTCTGTTGCCAAATTTTTATGCTCTGGGATACTTGAATTAGTAGGAAACGGATCTCTTAATTTTTATGGTGGACTAATTGATTGTGCTGATTCTTGTACAACCTTGAAACCATCTAAAGGGATCTCAAAATTTGAATCACAACAAAAAACTGGAGGAATTTTAGGATGAAGGTTCCTGATTTAGAGATAAAAAAGACTTTTTATTGTGGTAGTGGTGATCCTAGTTTAGTTTTGGGTAAAGGACCCTTGCAAACTAGAGGTGGATTTTATTGTGAAGGACCAGGAATTTTTGGTTCAATTCCACCATTTCTTACTGCCACATTGATGGTTGGTCCACTTGAGAACTCAGATGTAATAATTCCTCCTTTAATTCCTGGAGCATTATGCACTGGAATCAATAATCCTTATTCAATAGCTGTTGATGGACCATCAGCATTTTTGGGAGTTATTGATACAAATAATAATGTAAATGTTGGTGGTAATCTAATTACTCAAGGTGAAGTCATGTCCCGTTGTGGTGGACATATCCTTTCCGCTAAAAAGAATTTTGATATTCCTCACCCAACAAAAGATGGTTGGAGATTACGTCATACTTGCCCAGAAGGGCCATCTAATGATGTATACATAAGGGGTAAATTACAAAATAAAAGCATAATTGAACTTCCAGAATACTGGAGAGAGTTGGTAGATTCTAATAGTATTACAGTCTCAATTACTCCAGTAGGAACGCATCAAAATATTATTGTTAGAGAAATCTCAGATAATAAAGTATACCTTCATGCATCTACACCGATAAATTGTCATTATCATGTTTTTGGTGAGCGTAAAGACGGAGAAAAGTTGATTCCAGAATATGAAGGGTCAACACCAGCAGATTATCCTGGCAATAATGATGAATATTCTGTATCTGGATTTCATTATGATACCAAGAGGATTTAATTATGGCAGATATTTTTGTAGCAGATTTTACTAATAAAAGTACCTGTCTTGATGAGGGTATTACTGGACCTTTTTCTGCTAAGTTTGATTATATTTTAAAATCAACTACAGGAGATCCTGATTATCCAGCAGAAGCATGTACTCCTTGGATTCACTATAATGTTAAGGTTGGTAATCTTAAGGCAGATGCACTTGTTCAAGCACAAGATGTTAAAACCGCTGTGGTTGGATCTTTGAATGCAAAATCTGCTATTTGGGATGCCAAAAAGTCATTTGATATTCAGCATCCCACTAAAAAAGACCATCGTCTTAGATATATTTGTTTAGAAGGACCAACTGCAGATGTGTATCTAAAGGGTAAATTGGTAGAGCAGTCCTATATTCAACTTCCAGATTATTGGAAAGACTTTGTTGATATGGAGACTCTTGTTATCAATCTCACTCCAAATGGACATTGGCAAGAATTATTTGTAGATCGTATTGAATGGGGTGATAAAATTTACGTTAAGAATAATGCGGGAACTGCTATTAACTGCGATTATGTGGTTTATGGTGAACGTATTGATACCTCAAAGAATATTTCTGAATATCAGGGCTTGACACCAGCAGACTATCCAGGAGATAATAGGGAATATAATATCAACGGTAAGTGATGCACCGAGTACATGAAGCGTTCCCTCTGATTGTTTACCAGGGGATGGTGGAGTGTCATGAACAAATCAAAAATCATCTTGATGAACTTCGTGACTATTGGTTTGATGGGTATCAGAACGAGAGTCCAGAATATTCTGGAAGAATTTTTGCACACCAAAAAGAGTCATGCAAACCATTCTTTCAAGAACTTCGGACTCATGTTGATAATTACTTTGATTATTTGAGTGTTGATCACTCAAAATTAGATTATCATATCATTAAATCCTGGGTTGGTTATCACAAAGATGATGAAACCCCATCAGTAAAACCGCACAATCATAACGCTTCAGATCTGAGTTTTGTTTATTATGTAAGTACAGGTGAGACATCCGATAAGTTTTGTATTGCCCAAGAAAAAAATCCCAATGAATGTGTTGGTGATATGTTTACTGAAGCAATTCAAAAGAATTTAATTACTGGGTATAACCGATATAATTGTAATGTTTATAGTATTACTCCTATTGAGGGTAGTGTTTTAATTTTTCCGAGTAAAACTGGACATTTTACTCAAAAGTTTGCTGAAAGAAAAGAAGAAAGACTGGTTATTCCTGGAGACATTAGAGTTACTTTAAATCCATTTAATCCAGACTACCATCAAGGATCTACTCACCCTTCTCAGTGGTTACAACTTTAATAGGATCATATTTTTTATAAATGCTTTGAACCTCAGACATCCAAGGTTCATCTCTCATTTTCCAATCCATATCATAATCTAATGTGATATGTTCGGAACCAATATACCTATCAATGTATGATTTGATTAGAGTCTCTCCTAGCGAGACATCACCCCAATCATTATCGTGCATCTCTTTTGTTCGTTCATATAATTTGAGATATTTCTTCATCCAATATCCATTTCCATGTGCAAAATAATCCACATAAGAGTCTTCTGGATTACATGGACCTGGATGAACCTTCCATACTGGTAAAACCAGATCTTGATCTAATTGTAATTTAAAATTTCTAATTGAAAAATCGGATCTACATTTAATGACAGTATTATAATCTCTAGGATCGAATAATCGTAATCCGAGATAATTTGTATACCATTGTCTTAATATTCTGTAAGACCATTCTCTACCACTAATTTCTAATCCATCATCTTTAAAGTTAAATGGCGGCAATGTCTCTACATCTCTAAAAAGATATTCTTTTGGTTTATATGCCTCTATGACTTTTTTAGTGTCAATTTGTATTATTCCAGAACCCATGTAAAGTTCTGAGTAACTATATGAACTGATATAAACGTCGGCGTTATATTTTTTTATAATATTTTCCTGGATATTTGAGAAGTGGTCTTCCCAATTCCTCATGTATCCAGTTAATAATAGAGCAATTTTCACAATAAATATAAAAAACACATATAATGATTTATGGGAATTGTAATAGATAGGTTGCAAGCAGATCGACAGATGTATCTGCTTCAACAACAAAAATTACCACCAAGAATTGCTATAGCTAGTTCTTTGAGGGATTCATTTACTGGTCCTGCTAGGGAAGCGACAAGTCAAACACTTACTAGTATAAATTCCGCAAATAGTTTAAAGAGTCAGATTATTGCTATTGGTGGAAATACTGGATTAACAACTACAAGATATGGTGCTAGCACTTCAAATATAACCTCTCAATATGGGAGTATAGTATCTGGAGTTGCAACTGCTACTGGAGCAAGTCTTGGAATTTCTGGTTTGGGAACTGTTATTATTGCATATGGGACCTTAACATCAGATCAGGCAAGAGTGTATGATTATCCCAAAGTATCTGGAGGAGATTATAGTTCAGATTTTCCATTTATTGGAGAAGGATTTGTTGTCCTGACAAGCTCCAACCTTGGTGCTGGGGTTAGCACTAGACTGTTCCAATCTAGTGGATCTGAAATTGGTAAAGTATTTGATATTACTGGACCAGCAGTAAATGTAAGTTCTTTAATCAATCAATATAATTCAACATGGTCTACCGCTGGTAGTCAAGCAACAGCATCAACCGCAGCACAAGAAGTAAAGGGTGATTATGAATTGCAGGTGTGGGGACTTAACCGACAAAAGCAAGAGAATATTGAAAAACTTGTTGATATTGAAGAAGCAATTGGAATCTCATCAAACCCTGCTTATGGGGGACCTTGGTAGGGGGGGGGTTGACAACCCAGAAGCAACTTCGTATAATATATGAGTAATCAGTTGAGGGGTCGCCCAAGTCTCAGCCTAGATCTTCTCTCTGATTACCCCACACGCGAATGTGGTGTAGCGGTAACATCCCATCCTTCCAAGTTGGTGTCACGGGTTCGATCCCCGTCATTCGCTTCCCCTTTACTGGGGATTTGCAAATTAAATAACCATGATAAAAAAACCTCTTTATTCTGACCTGATTAAAATGCCTGTAAAGACAACTCCAGAGAATGTCAAGGAAGCAAACCAAGGTCTTTTTAATTGTATGATGACACTTCCTGCCGCAGCAAAACACTGTGGAATGACCCAAAAAGAAATGAAAATGACTTTTAGGGAATATTTGAAGTATCATCCACCTACTTACTAAGAGTAAGTTCTTATGGGGCGGTGGTGGAATCGGTAGACACACCAGACTTAAAATCTGTCGGGCATTGCCTGTGGGGGTTCAAGTCCCCCTCGCCCTACTGGAAGGAATAATAAAGGGATTGAGTATAACTCTCCGCCTTCCTTAAACTAAATATAAAAAAAGGTGTAGAGAATGAAGCTTAGACTCACCAAAGCTTATTGTTGGCATTCTCCAGAAAAGAGTATAAAAAACGTTGTTGTGATGTACTTCGTTAATTCTATACCGTTTACATGGGATGATTTAACCGAAGAAGAAGAAGCAGATCCATCTGTTGTTATTGAAGCTAACAATAACCGCATATATACTGCAGAAGACTTATTCAGGTCATCTGCATATTTAATAATGGAAGAAGCACATCCATGCTTCTTTGAGATGGAGTTAGAAAATCCAGAAGTTTTAGCAGAATTAGACGATTATTAATGCCCTTGTAGCTCAGTGGTAGAGCAACGGTTTTGTAAACCGTTGGTCGCTGGTTCAAATCCAGTCGGGGGCTTAGAGTAAAGATAGATATGAGTATATTTGATGCTACACATAACCAATATGATATGAACAAATATCCTTTTGGGGATATTTTATTGTCTTTAGTTCAAAAGTATTATCCAGAAGTAAAAGAACTTCAATACCTTCATGAACATGTTCCTTCACATTCTGTTGGTGAACTAGTAAAACATCTAACTAAAGATCTTGTTGATACTGATTTTTATGTGTTGTTTGATAAAATGGTGGAGGAGTATGTCGTTCCTCAATTAGATACAGATATTCTTATACAAAAGTTTGGTAACATCAGAGCAACAATTCCAGACCAAGATAAGAATGGAACAGTTCTCCCATTCCATCAAGGTAGATGGGTTGGTAATGGACTTGGATTGAGAACTGTTTGGTTGCCTTTTACAGAAACTTTTGATACTAATTCACTTCAGATTATTGGAATTGATAAGAGTAGGGAAATTACTCGTAGATCTGAGGAGGAAAAATGGTCTCATGAAAAATTAGAAGAAGTCTGTGCTCAAGAATGTTATCCAGTAAGCATGTCTCCAGGGACATTCTTACTTTTTACTCAAGAGAATATTCATGGTGGAATTCCAAATAGAACTGGTAAAACCAGAATGAGTATTGACGTTAGGTTGTTATTGAGAGATGGTCAACCACATAGAAAATGGCCAGGAGCATATTTTAGACGGTTACATGATACTGATATTCAATCCCGTAAAGTTGAGATTCTTCCACATGAAAATGTTATAACTTATGCTGAGTATGAGGGATTTAAAACCAAATATATTGACTTATATTTTCAAACATTAACCGTTAGAGAATATTGCTCTAGAATGGGATATAAGTTCCCACATCAAACTGGAGATAATGAAGGAAGAAATCACTCATTCTTGGAGTATTCTATAAAGTATACTAATCTGGACCATATCATTTTGTTTAGTATTTTCTCTTTACCAGATGACAAATTCAGGAGATCCTATATAATGAATCTTGCATTAGAATACAACTGCAAACTTCATTTTGCTAATGAAGAATTTGTTCTTGATAGTCAAGAAATGCTAGAAAAAATAGAGTATCTTAGATCTTTTACTAACGATTGGAGTAGTCCTGTAAATGAAAATTAATCTGTGGTATTGTAAAGAAATGCAGCAATGGAGATGGATATTATGCGATGATTCAAGACCAATTATAAAGCAGGAATCGGGACAAAGACCAGATCTTAGAGATGCTATGAAGGATGTTGCAAATACTGTAGAATATATTTTGGCAGGAAAATAAACCTCTGATTATGGTTTTTAGTATGAATAAATAAATCATAATAGCCATCCTAGAGTAATAAAATGGGTCTTAGTCGCTTAGATAATTTTTTGAAGAATAGTAGAGGCGATATTCTATACGTCGATCCCTCCTGTATAGACTCTACAGATAGTATTGAAAACCAAGGTAACTCATTAGTTAGACCTTTTAAAACAATTCAAAGGGCGCTGATTGAAGCAGCAAGATTTTCATATCAAAAAGGATTTGATAATGATAGATTTAGTAGAACAACTATCATTGTTTATCCTGGTGAACATATCATCGATAATAGACCAGGATGGATACCAATACATAATGCACCAATCTCTGGTAATAACTGGTTAACTAGAGGTGGTGCAACTTCTAATGACCTTACAGAATTTACTTTAAATTCTGATTTTGATATTGACTCGCCAGAAAATGATCTTTATAAGATGAACTCTGTCTACGGTGGAGTTATCATTCCCCGTGGTACATCAATCGTTGGTATGGATCTTCGTAAAACAAAGATTCGCCCAAGATTTGTTCCAAGTCCTTTAGATAATACTGTTGATTCTACTTGTTTATTCCGTGTAACTGGTACTTGTTACTTCTATCAGTTTACCTTCTTTGATGCAGATCCAAACTCAAACGTATATAAAGATTATGGAACATCAAAGTTTGTTCCTAACTTCTCTCACCATAAGTTAACCTGTTTTGAGTATGCTGATGGCGTTAATCCTGTAAAATTTAACGATACTTATTTAAATTATAATACAACCAGAACTGATCTTGATATTTACTATCAAAAAATTGGATTAGTTTATGGTCCTTCTAGTGGAAGAGATATTAGTCCAGACTTTCCAAGTGCTTCTCTTGATGTTCAATCAAAGATTGATGAATTTAGAATCGTTGGTTCTAAGGGTCAAAACGTAGGAATTTCCAGTATTAGGGCTGGAGATGGTTCAGTCTCAAGTAAAAAAATTACTGTTGATATTGTTGAATCTGTTGGTGGACTAGATGTAGATACTCCAATTAGAATTGAGGGTATTCCTAGTGGCGGTTATAATGGATCATTTGTTATTAAAACGGTAGAAAGTTCAACCAGAATTACTTACGAAGTATCCTCTGCTCCTTCAAATCCCCTTCCTGCAATTGTATCTGGAGCACCAACTCTTAATATTGTCGTTGATAGCGTTACTTCTGCTTCTCCATATATCTTCAACTGTTCCCTACGTTCCGTCTACGGAATGTGTGGACTTCATGCTGATGGTAGCAAAGCTGATGGATTTAAATCCATGGTTGTTGCTCAGTTTACTGGCATTGGTTTACAGAAGGACGATAATGCATTTGTAAAATATAATGCAGTGTCTGGCGTTTATGAGGATTCTACTGCTATTGCAAACCTTCATACCAATTCTTCTGCAGTATACAAACCAGCATACGAAAACTTTCACATTAAAGCATCAAACGATGCCTTCTTGCAGTTGGTATCTGTGTTTGCCATTGGTTATGCAAATCACTTTGTTGCAGAATCTGGTGGAGACCATTCTATTACAAACTCTAACTCAAACTTTGGTGCAAGGGCACTTGTTTGTAGAGGATTCAGAAATGATGCTTTCCCAAGAGATGATACTGGATATCTTACTCACATCTTACCCCCACAACGAGTTGAAAATAATGAGGTAACAATTGAGTTTGCTCCTATCGACGTTGAAAAAACTATTTCGGTAGGTAATACTTCAAGACTTTACTTATATAACGAGTTTAACGGAAATATTCCTCCTAAGTCTGTATTAGAAGGTTATCGAATTGGCGCAAAACACCAAGACAAGTTAAAAGTCGTCATCAACATTGGTAACGTTGGTGTGACTAAAGAAGCAGTCATTGTAATGCCAAATACCCAAGGAACTGGGAATTATGAGGTAACTGCCACCAAATTATCTACAGTAGGTAGAACAGCTATTGGTATTAATAGTATTACATCCAATATATTTACCGCAACTGAACCACACCAATTTATTAATGGTGAATCAGTTCGTATTTTGAGTGATGATGGTGAACTTCCTGATGGATTAAGACATAATCAAGTTTATTATGCAATCACTTCGGGAATTAATACTGATCAAATTAAATTAGCACAAACCTTTAATGATACTGTAAGTTTGTCTGCCATTACTGTTAATAGTAAGGGTGGTATTCTTCAAATTGAGTCTAGAGTATCTGATAAAAAGTCTGGAGATGTTGGACACCCCATCCAATATGATAGTACTATTGGTCAATGGTTTATTACAGTAAGTGCTAGCAATAATTCAATCTACAGCACGATTGTTGGATTGGGAACCGCATCTTTAGGTAGGGCAACTCCAAAAACATTTATTACTAGAACTCCTGACAACAGATCTCTTGAGGATAGAATTTATAAAGTCAGATATGTTATTCCAAGAGATTCTACCGTTCTTGGCAGACCTCCAGAGGATGCATTTATCATGCAAGAATCTGGCACTACTTCTGGATTCACTAATCCTGAGATTGCTAAATTTAAGAGTATTGCTCCAGTAGTTTTATCAAATACCTCTGAGTTAAGGAATCCTAGATTTATTTCTAATGCAAATTGGGATGGTAATGTTGGATTAGCATCTTTTACAACTGAAGTCCCACATGAACTGTCAGTTGGATCTAAGGTTCAAATCTTTAACGTTGTATCGACCGCAAATACTGTTGGTTTAGCTAATACTGGATATAATGGAGTCTATACTGTTGTATCTAGATCTCATAGAAGAGAATTTACCGTTGGAATGACAACAAACCCAGGTTTGTTTGCCAATAATATTGATCAAAGAAATACAAACCTTCCGAGGTATGAAAGAAAAGAATTTAATAATACCTTCTACATTTATAGAAAGGAAACAGTTCAGGAATATGTTCCAAATGCAAAAGATGGTGTTTATCACCTAACACTCCTTGATTCATCATCATCACCACAAGTTGCACCATTCCAAAATCTTAGATTCTCTCAACCAGTCAAAAATCTATATCCACAACTTGATAGAGATAATCCAGATTCTGATCCAGACCAAACCAGAACATTTGCTCTTCCATCACCACTGGGTCTGACAGAAATTAATAATCCACAAAATAGTATTACTAAAGAGGTTATTAATAAAAATATTCGTGATTTTGTTGTTGGATTTGGAATTGTTGAAATTCAATCAAGTTCTGGAACAGCACATACTATTAGAACTCAAAAAGATCATGGTTTAAACTTTATCACAAGAGTTGGAATTACTAGTGCTGGATCAAATTATGGTGATGGGTCTGGAAGTATTCAAACCCTATACAACGCAAGACTTGTTGGATTTGCTGGATCTACCGCTGGTAAATATGCAACTGCAAACATCGAAATTGATTCTGCTGGATCAATATCAGCAATTAAAATTGTAGAAGGTGGTTCTGCATTTGGTATTGGTAATACTTTATCCGTTGTCGGTGTTGCTACTACTGCTGGGTGGGTCCCAGGATATGTTACCGTACTCAATATTCATAATAGTGTTGGTGACGTAATTAAAATTGATGGTATTCGTGATAGTAGATTTACTGATTATAATAATGTTTACAGAATTCAAAGTATTGCAACAGGTGATGATGAAAATATACAAGTATCGTCATCGTCAACCATTTACGCTAGGTATCAGTATACTGGCATACAAGAAATTACTGGAATTAATACCAATGGTCTTAGCAATGTAAATGCCACTGTTTTATCTGATGTAACTGCTTATGTTACTGGAGAGTCTATAGGAATTTCCTCACTTACATATAATAATGTTACTGGTATTGCTAGTGTAATTACAAACAAATCTCATGGATACTTAGTTGGAAATAGAATTAAATTCGGTGGATTTAATCAAGGAATTTATAATGGTGAATTTACTATTTCGGAAGTTTATAATGTAACAAGTTTTGCAGTAAATGTTGGCGTAGGTACAACAACAGCAATTGCTTCTGGATCTGGATTAGTTTACCCAATTGGATTTACTGCTCAGAACAGTGCAATAGATTTTGCAGATGAAGCATCATCTTCAAGACTTGTTTATCAATATGCTGGTATTACGACAACATTAAATGTTGCTTTAACTGATCCTACCATTAATACCTTAACGGTAACTAATGCAACTCACATGGGTTGGGATCTTGGTGATTATTTAATTGTAGATAATGAGATTATGCGTATTAGTGATTCTATCACTTCTAATACTGCAATTGATGTCTTCCGTGGATTATTTGGAACTCAGAAGCAAACTCATGTTGTTGGTGCGGTTGTTAGAAAAGTTAGATTCAAACCAGTAGAATTTAGAAGAAACTCTATCATTCGTGCATCTGGACATACCTTTGAATATCTTGGTTTTGGACCTGGTAACTACTCAACGGCATTACCAGAAAGACAAGATAGACAATTTAGAAGTGTTGAGAGAATTCTATCTCAGTCTGTATCTGATAATGGTGGAACTCCATTCTATAATGGACTCGATGATAAGGGTAATGCTTATACAGTAACCAAGTTTACTAGTGGTGCAACTGGTCAGGATTTAATTACCAATGCCCCAATTCCAACGGTAAGAGGTGAAGACCTCACCAGTAATAGTGAAGCTATTGGTTTTGATGTTGATTTAACTGAACAATTAACTGTTAGCAGAGGTCTTAAAGTTGATGGTGGCAAAGACAATAATATTGTCTCAGAATTTAATGGTCCAGCAGTATTCAATGAAAAAGTAACAATTAATGATTCTGTTGAAGCAAACAGTTTGCTTGTCCAAGGTGATCAAATTATTGCTAGAGAATACACAATTGGAATTGCAACACCAGCAATTGCTGGTAACGTTGGTAACGTTGTATTTGATGCAGAGCCACCATCTGGTGGAGAACTTGGATGGGTTTATACTAATGATAATGCTTGGAAGAAATTTGGACCTATTCAATCTGAACCAGACAACTATTATGTTGGTCTGTGGAGTGGAACATTCCAGGGAGATGGATCTGGTCTATTCAACGTGTCTGACGTTTGGGTATTTGATGGTGTTGGTATTTCCACAATTACAAATGTGGGTATTGAGACCACTCAAGCAAAAGTTGGATATTCTCTTTATGTTGCTGGTCCAACATTATTTGAGAATAACGTTGAGTTTAGGGCACAATCATTAACTTGGAACATTACCAATGGATTCCTAGTTAATACTGGTATCAGCACGTTTAACCAACAAGTTAATCTTAATACCTTAAAGGTAATTGGTATCTCAACATTCCAAAATGATGTTCTGATTACAACTAATGCTGATACAACTGGTGATGTTAATGGTAATTATCTAAGATTCCAGCAAACTGACCTTGCTCTCAATGCATCATATTTCTATGGTGGATTGAAGTTTGAGGGTAGAGATGTTGGTAACGATGGAGAGCGTGGATACATCAAGGGTGCATCTGAAGGAACTTCAGGTCAATTTGCTCTTATCTTTGGTACACAGGGTTCTGGTCCTTCTGCACCACAAGAGAGACTAAGGATCAACAATGCTGGTAATGCTACGTTCTCTGGTACAGTTACTGCAAACTCTGATGAGAAACTTAAGGAGAATATTGTTGGTATTAGTAATGCACTTAGCAAAGTGCTTGATCTCAGAGGTGTATACTTTAACCGTATTGGTCAAACTGAACGTGAGATTGGGGTTATTGCACAAGAAGTTGAAAAGGTCCTACCAGAACTGGTGCATGAGGGTCCTAATGGCACTAAATCTGTTGCATACCAGAATATGGTTGCGGTTCTGATTGAAGCCATTAAGGAGCAGCAGCAGCAAATCAACGAACTCAAAGAACGACTGGACAATCTTTGAATTGGACGGGGGGTTGACAACCCCCCTTTTTTATGGTGTATAATACTTGAGTAGTTCACAAGCATACTATTCATGGCTCTGGTCAACATTTATATTGACACTCTTAAGAGCGGCGTTAATTCATTTAATTGTGGTCAAACTCAATTTAGTTATGAACAACGCCATAAAGACAGTGACTATGGTAAAGCAAAGCAAACTCTTGCTCAAACCAAGGATGCATATGTTCAATGTGGATGGTGGGAAAAGGTATCAACACGTAAAGATGGTAAAGACCGTGGTCATGATAAGGTAATCCATTCTTTTTTTGATACTCTTCCTGGAATTAAAAGGCTTGGCGGTCCTAATAGTGAGACCTTTGAGTTTGATCCTGAACTTTATACTCTTGATATGATTGTTCAGATGGTTCAAGAAAAATTCTTCTCTAATAAAGTACAAAAGTATGAAATATTTAACCCATTTCCTTTTCAGAATGAATTTTTGAAAAAAATTTCCAATGCATGGAAGCAAAAGAAATATCTAGAGTTTCTTCTTTTTGCTAAATGTCGTGCTGGCAAATCAGTGATGGTTTTAAAGCACATTGTAGATAGTAATTATAAACTTTCGGTAATTTGTTCGCGTCAAAAGTCTCCTGAGGAATCTTGGAAGAAAGATTCTAAGCGGTTCTTTCCTACAATCAAGTATATTTCTGTTAAAGATCTTTCTTGGGAAGTTCAACTTGAATATTGGATGAAGCGCGATGTTAATATTGTTCTTTGGGGAACAGTTCAAAGTATTATTAAGCGTCTTGATAAGATTTCTAATGTTGATTATCTTGCTTTTGATGAGTGTCATGTTGGTGGAACCGCCTCTCAATTTATAAAGGTTCGTGATACACTTAATACTCGTACTTGTTACATCTCTGGTACTGCTCATAAAGTTTCTTGGATGTTCCCTGAAGATGACCAGAAGTTTGTTTATACTTATTTTGATGAACAACTTGATAGTCAAAAAGGAGTATTTGAACGTCCACGTCCTAAAATGAATGTTGCTTTTGCAAAATATCAAACTTCTGCATATAAAGAATTGTTTGGTGATGATCCTGATGCGATGAAAAATATCTTTATCATGAAAGATGATAAGTTCCTTTATGAGTCTCTTGTTCGTGAGTTTATTCATAATTATTTTGGTCCTCAACGGGAGATTCGCATTGGAGAACGTCTTTTTAAAGGAACCTATCATATGATGGCAATGCCTAATGTTAAAGCATGTCACGCTTTCCAAGAATTGGTAAATTGTTATTACCCCGCTCTGGTTGTTACATCCGATACTACAAATGGACCAGATGATATCAATCGTTTTTTGAAAGAACATTCTAAAGCATTAATTCTTACACAATCTGCAAATGTTCTTGGTTTAACCGCGAAAAAAATTGATACTGTTATTAATTGTCGTGGAGGAGATTCAATTGAGTTCTGGACTCAGTTTGCCTTTCGTGGTGGTTCTGGTGACCATGATTGGTGGGTAATTGATTTTGATGCTCAACGTTGTCTTCGTGTAATTCATGAGGCTTTTCAACTTGCATGTGACAATAATCCAACGCTTTCACAATATAGCGTGGTTGATTTTACTAATATTCATGAATGGAACAATGGATTTCAACTGCTTTCCAAAGAGATGCTTCAAGATGCCCTCTCTGCAGACACTGAAGTAACTATTTCTACTATTACTAGCATCCTGGAATCTTTGGATTTTACTAAACTTAATGATTTTAATTTGAAGATTAAGTCTGCTATTACTACCATGATGAAGGAATCGCAACTCAATGATCAAGGTGCTAATAACAAGAGTTGTATTGTTCGGGAGATTGAACGGGTAAAAAAGATTGATGATTTTGATGAGTTGAAGAAACAAACCGTCAAGGCATTACTTGAGTCTATTCCTTTGACTATTTTCTACATTATCCGTAATGGACAAAACGTGTATTCAATTAATGATGTGATTGGTTCTGAAATTTATCCTTTTGTTACTGGTGATTATGAAGGTATTTTAGAAGAAGTCGTTCGCCAAAATTCGCATATTGTTCAAACTCTTACTCGTCGTATTGGTGTTGTTTCTAATATCATTCAAACAAGTATGAGGGATTCTGTATCTAATACAATTAATGAATTTTCAGTATCTTCACAAACTCAAAAGCATATCCCCACAAATCTTTTGGATTCTATGATTGATGACTGTAAGGATTTGTCTCAAACTTATATGTTTGGTGATCCCAGCGGATCTCATACTGCCCGTCTTCTTGAGCGTGGAATTGATTCTCAGGATCTTACTGTTTGGGAGAGTTGCGATAGTCATCGAAATCGTGTAAAATATATTGATAATCGTGTAAAAGTGGTTGATTCTCATCCGAATATGAAATTTACTACTATTCTTGCTAATCCCCCATATAATGATCCTGCCGCTAAGGCAAAGAACAATAAACTCTGGCCTAAAATTGTTAAACAACACCTTGAGTTGCTTGCTCCTGGTGGAGATCTGTGTGAGGTAACTCCTGCTTCTGTTCTTGGCATCACTGGAGAGTTTAAAAAGTTTCTTAAACTCTTCTCTACGGTTTATAATCTTAAACTGATTGATTATACTGCAGATGATTATTTTACTGAAAAAGTATCTATTTGTCGTTGGCATCTTGTCAATGAACCTTATCAAGGTAAAACTACTGTAATTACTAAAGAAGGTACGTTTGAATGGGATCTTCGTGATGGAGTTCCTATGTTTGGTGATGATGTTCTTAAAAAATCTATTCTTCTAAAAATTGCTAATTCAAATCATCCTCGGATTCCTTTGAAGATGGGTCAAGCAATCGCCAAAGAAGACCATACCCCTGACGGAAAATATGAAGTATTTCACACTTCTAAAAAAATAGCGAGGACTGATATAGTTCCTACAACTGGGGATATATTGAAATTTATTGTTCCATTCTCCTCCACTTATAAGAAAGGAGGTATTTTTATCTCTAATGGACATGTAGGTATGCTTAATTGTTGGTGCCCTATCCCTTCTGAAGAAGAAGGAAATCGTCTAAGCAAAATCTTTGATCTTAAAATCATTCAATTTTATATTGATAATTATAAAAAAACCACTGGATTCACTGCTGCCATTAAAAATGGTGAAGTGCCTGAAATTACAGACTATAATAATCTGTCTGAACAGTTTGGGTTTACTGGAGAAGAAGTTGATTATCTGAAGCGTATTAATGTCCTCTAAAAATAAACACAATAAACTTTATGGATCTAAATTAGATAGATCTGACGAACGGATTAAGAAGACTCAGGAGGTTTTTACTCCTCCTGAGTTGATTGATAAAATGATTGCTGAGATACCAGAAGAAGTTCTTAGGAATCCAAATTCTACTTTTATTGATAACTGTGCTGGAGATGGTAACTTCTTAATTCAACTACTTAAAGCTCTTAGGAAGTATCATTCAGAGCAACATATTGTCGATAATATGTTATATGCTGTGGAGTTGATGGAAGACAATCATAAAGAGTTGTGTCGTAGACTTGACGTTCCAACAGATCACCCGCATTATGTGTGCTATAATGCCCTTGAGTATCATTATCGATTTGATGGTACAATGGGCCCAATCACCATTGACCAATTCTTGAACTGACCACTCATCAGAGGTTGGTCGGTAATTTTTGCTGTATAATATTCCTATCGTTATGACACCCATGCAACTCCGTCCTCACCAGTCCGAAGCACTTGCCATCATGGAGCGCATCCTCAAGGGGATGATCGTAATCCCCACTGGCGGTGGTAAGTCCCTGGTGGCGATCATGGATGCTGTTCGTCAGTTCATGTCTGGCGATAAGACTATCGTGGTCGTTGCACCTAGGTTGATGCTCGCTCGTCAGTTGTCTGCCGAGTTTGCTGAGCATATTACTAATGCATCGATTATGCATGTTCACTCTAATGCCGATCTTCCCTATTTTACAACGACTAAACCAAATCAAATCTTCTCCTGGTGCTATCACACCAAAGGTAACAAGTTGATCTTTACTACCTATCAGTCTTTGCATCGCATTCAGGAGGCAAACATTGCTGTAGATACGATTTACTATGATGAAGCGCACAATTCAGTCAAAAAAAGTTTTTATCCTTTCGTCAAGTATTTCTCTTCTGCTGCTAACCGCAGTTATTTCTTCACTGCTACTCCTAAGTATTCTGCCACTGCTTCCAAACCTGGAATGAACGACACTGATGTGTATGGTGGCATTATCTACAATGTTCCTGCTCCACGCCTGGTTAATAACGGTTCCATTCTTCCTCCCAAGATCAATGCCATCAACGTTGGCAGCATCCGTCTGAAGGGCGAGGAAGCAGCAGAGAGGGACTGTATGACCCTTCTGGACACTATTTACAATGAAGACCACATGGAGAAGGTTCTGATTGCTGCTCCTAACACCAAGGTGATGATCCGTATGCTTGCTGAGACTGACTTCATGAAGGAAGTTCAGTCCATGGGATATGATCTCCTTTGGATCACCAGCAAGCATGGTGCATTCTTGAATGATCAGAAGATTACTCGTGAGCACTTCTTCCAACTCATCAAAGAGTTTGGTGCTGACCCTGACAAAAAGTTCATTGTTCTGCACTATTCTATTCTGAGTGAAGGTATCTCTGTCCCTGGTTTGACTTCTCTGGTGCTTATGCGTCAGATGAACGTCATTGAGATGTGTCAGTCTGTTGGTCGTGTTATTCGTCTTCATCTTGATGACGTAAAGCGTATTCAACAAGGCACTCTTACTCCTGGTAAACTCCAGGATTACACTAAGTCCTTTGGTCTTGTCCATGTTCCTGTTTACAGCAACGTGGGTATTGCCACGGTCAAGCGTCTACAAAACGTTGTGGACACCGTGTTTGTTGAAGGTCAACCTGCTATTGCTACTATTAAACGATGAAAGAAGGATTTATTACTGACGATGGATACGCTGCTGTTCCATTTGGCAATCAATTGATGATTATTTACAATGGGCAGCAATTGGATGTTTGTAGAACTGTTCAATCTGCACACAATTATATTAAAAAACATCGAACACAACCTCAATCTGGAACGGTATTTGTAAAATGAAAACAAAATTTATTTGCTTATCTCCAATCAGTAAGGAAGCAAAATCTCAGTTTACTCTTGATATGCTACGGTTCCATTCTTGCAGAGTTAAAAATGAAGATGATGATCGCTACTATGTTGAATCTTTGAATAAAACGTGCTATTTTTGGGTAAATAAAGTATCTGATCCAAACTGGAGGATCGAAAAATGAAAATGGAACCAATCTCAGATCCAACTGCTCTGGTTAAAATTACAGTTGACAAAGAAGGACTCAAGACGATGATTCAAGCTGCTATCTGTGCAATCAGATATGCTGAAGATTGGAACTTTGGGGATGAATATGATATGGCAGTAACTCCATATCATGATATGAGAGATCGTCTGATTGAAAAATATAAAGAGGTTTATGCTGATGAAAATTTCACAATCTGAACTGATACATCTAAAGATTCAAGCAGCAATGCGCGAAAAGTATTTTGATGAAGAACAAATGAAATATTTGGGAGTTCGTGATGGAGAACATTGGTATCTTGTTGCCAATGAGCACGAGGTTCCAGTATCAGCAATTGAAGAGTTTGATCAAGTTGAAGATGAATGAATTTTTAGTAGAGGATGAAGTAAGTAATTACTTTAATCTTCTACTTGAATTTGTTTCTAATTATCCAGAAGTTTTTAGAGATGAGAAGCAGAGTTCTTTGATTGGAAACTGTTTTTATACTTTAAATCTTTTGAATTATATTGATACGGAAATCTTTTATAACTATATTGATAAACTTCGTTTGTTATGTGAGGATTTTTCAAATAGACAATTAAAGTATTTTTACGTTCATATGATTAATTACGAAAATGGTGGTAGAATGCACGTACATAAACATGATCATAATGAAGATTATAGTTTTATACTTTACTTGAATTCTTGTAATGATGGAGAAACCATCCTTCATACAACTGAAGGTGAATATAAAGTTACTCCTGAAAGAAATAAAGTATTGCTATTTCCTTCAAACATACCACATTCAGCAGCATACTCTAAATCTAAAAGAGTTCTTGTTGGTGGATTAAAAATTAACTAAAAAATTATGGAAAAACAACAAAAAAGACGCGATGCATTTAATCTTTTTTATGAAAGCGTCTTAAAACCAGATCATGAGTTGCGTGAAGTTGCTCATGAGCAACAGTGTTATTATGAGTTGATGGATTGGAGACAAGAAATACTTACATATTTGGATAAACGAAGAATAGAAGAATTTAATTGATATGTTAAAAGTACCTCACGAGATACAATTACATGTTACTCACTCTTGCAATTTAACTTGTGAGGGATGTACACATTATATGAATCAGGGGCACTCTGGATCTATTACTTTAGAGGAAGCTGCAAAGTGGATGAGTAATTGGAATGATAAAATTCTTCCGATGAGATTTACTTTAATGGGTGGCGAACCAGCATTACATCCAGATCTGACGGAATTCGTATATCTTGCTAGGGAGATGTGGCCTAACTCTTATACAGAAGTTATTTCTAATGGATTTCATTTACATAAACATCCACATTTGTGGAAGGCTTTAAAGAGAACAAATACTATTCTCGGAGTATCTGTTCACTCTGATGGTGATCTTCAATACAGAGAAAAATTTGAGTCTGTATATGCGTTAATGAAAGAGTGGATTACAAAAGGTGCTCCTGTAGAAATACGACCATCAATTATACATTGGATTAGGCAATATAAGGGTTTCGGTGATAAAATGGAACCATTTGAAGACAATGATCCGAAATCCAGTTGGAAGTGCTGTGTCTCTAAATTGTGTGTTCAATTACATGAGGGAAAACTTTGGAAGTGTCCAGCACTTGCATACTTACCAATGCAGGCACAAAAGTATAATTTGTCTGAAAAATGGGATCCATATTTAAAATATGTTCCTTTAGATCATACCTGTAGTAAAGATGAACTAAAGCAATTTTTCACTAAAAAGGAAGAATCTTTTTGTTCAATGTGCCCCGCAAAAGAAGAATACTTTACTCCTGAGAATCCTCTCCTACCTCTAAGTCATTGGAAAAAGTTGTATGATACCTGAAGAGTTTGTGGAATATCCAGAAGATCCCCGAAACGTAGAGCACTTTGATTTCTGTGGCAATACAATTTACAGGGCTTATAATATGCTAAGTAAATATGATCAATCTAATTTATTAAAAGAGATTGATAATGAACTTGAAGTATGTGATGATAAGTGGGATTCCAGTGTAGAAGCAACAAATAGACTTCAAGATCGAAAATTATGGTATAAGACTAGTTGGACTAATTTTTTTAAATTAGTTAAGTCTCATTTGTATAACTATGCGGAGATAACCAACAATCCCAGGATCAAAGAATATCATGTTCAATCATACTGGGCGAAGAGAATGAAGGGAGTGAGTGAAGAGAATTATACTCACGAGTTATACATCAATTATGGGAATAGTCACAGTCATGAGCACTTTGATTTGGGTATGATATATTATCTTAAGAATCCATCCAGAATATATGGAACTTTAATAGAAAACAAGGATAGAGAGATAATTATTCCTGGTGATGAGAATTCTCTTTTGATTCATCATTCTCATATAAATCACCAACCAGTGATGCCACCACCAGTGGTTGCACAAAAGTATTATCGTTGTGTTATTGTGGTTGATTTTATGCACCCATCAAAGTTAAAAGCATATGAACGCAGCAGATAAAATACAATACGCAAGTATTTTGACTAAAATCAATAAGGGGAAAATATCTGAGTTGACCGAAGATGATTATCTATGGTTAAAACAACATCCCACAATCATACCCGAAATCAGATGGCAAAGAAAAAAGTCTGAAGTAATGGAAATTAACAAAGATTGTAAGGGAACCATCAACGAGATATTGCATAATTTAGATTTATCAGATAGAATGATGAGGTGATATAATTAGTATTGGTTCTGATGCTTTCTATTTTTGATATTATGCACGACGAACGTCGTTATGGTTGGGTTGTTGATAAACGATATGATTGGATCAATATGCTTCATAAGATGGAAAAGTATAATCCAAAAAGATTTGATGAATTTCAATATTCTAAGGAGACAATTTATCATCACTTAGACAGAATACAGCAAGAGCAAAATGTTTATGACTAAGTATGGAACATTTAAAGATTAAACCAAACCAAACTATTCTTGTTCTCAATTCAAGTTATGAACCAATCAATTTTACTAATTGGAAGAGGGCGGTTATTTTAGTTTTAAAGGAAAAGGTTCAAGTCATATCTGAAAGAGTAATTAGATTACTGAGTTATATTAAAGTCCCGATTAATTATGCTGCCAGGTGCCGACCATCAAGATCAATGATTTATAAAAGAGATCGTAATACCTGCCAATATTGTGGATCAACGCATAGATTAACTATAGATCATGTTCTTCCCCGTAGTAAAGGTGGTGAGGATAATTGGGAAAATTTAGTTGTTGCATGTTCTACATGCAATACTAAAAAGGGGAATAGACTATTAGAACATACTAATATGAGATTAGTTCGTCAACCACGAGCACCTTGGAATAAAGTTGCATTTGATTTGGCAAATTGTAACGTGCCTGAATGGAAAGAATATTCTTACGCTGACTAGGAGATTTTAAATGTTTTTTCGTAAATTAAATAGACAATTTTTTGTAGGTTCCTATCTTAAAACTGGTAAAAAAATTGAATATGGAATGGATACTCCATTTGGATTTGCTGGAATTAAATATTCATATATCAACACTAAAGATGAAAGCGGTCTTCTTGAGGTAATTCCAGAATCTTATAGGGACAACTGCACACTATCTTTGATGGAATTGAATTATAAGATTCCTCCTCATACTGATAGTAACATTGAGGCAATCATCAACTTTTATATTAAGACAGATAGATGTGTAACTCAATTTTATTATCCACAAGAGGAAGCGTCCACAACTAAAATTGCAAATCAAACAGATGGTGCAATCTTCCATGAAGGTCATCTAAAAAAATCTGTAAGATTTATGGCACACCCTGGAGATGCATATCTCCTTGATGTATCTAAACCACACTCGGTCTATCCTATGGAAGCAGGACTCCCTGATCGTAAAGCAATTTGTTTACAAATTCTTTATAAGTCTTTTGATGAAGCAGTAGAGATGTTAAAAGAGACAGGATACATTGATGAATAATATAGAAGTTATTGATAATTATCTCCACAAAAGAGAACATCAATTAATTTATGATTACTTTACTGGTGCCTTAGATAAGGGAGATACCGCAAATTCTTGTACATGGACTTTTTTCCCTGGATGTAGTATGTTGGGTGATGAAGATAATTGGTTTCACTTTACACAATTAATTTTTGCCTCACATACTATTTTAAGTCCATCTTTTGATTTGATGCGACCCATTATACAAAAAGAAAACATGTCAGCAATTGCTAGAATTAAGGCAAATTGTATGATAATGACTGAACAACTAAAGGTTTTTACTAATGGATTTCACTGTGATTTTAGGGGACATTTAACAACAGGAATTTATTATATAAATTCAAATGATGGATATACTTTGTTTGAAAATGGAACAAAAGTTAAAAGTGTTGCAAATAGATTCTGCAAATTCGATTGTAATTTAAAACACACTGCAACTACGTGTACAAATTCAACCACACGCTTATTAATTAATTTTAATTATCATTCTCATCCTAAAGATGAAACAGTTTGATACCAAACAGATAGAACTGCATGTTACTCATGCATGTAATTTTTCATGTGAGGGATGCTCTCATTACTCTAATCATGGACACTCTGGCACACTAAATCTAGAAACTGCAAAAGAATGGCTATATATTTGGGGTCAAAGAGTCAAACCTAAAACATTTGTTATACTTGGTGGAGAACCAACTCTTAATAAAGAATTGGTCGATCTTGTATATTTGGTGAGGATGATATATCCAGATCCATATACTCAAATTGATTTAGTTTCAAATGCTAGTTTTTTGCACTTACATCCCAAGTTACCAAAAGCTTTGATTGCGACTCAAACTAATCTTGCAATATCAATTCATAGTACAACACATAAGGACTACGTAAAAAAGTTTAAAACGGGATATAATCTTGCCAAACAGTGGAAGCATGATCTTGGAGTTCATGTTGAATTTTGGGATTATACTAACGAACATTGGACTCCACAATATAAAGGGTTCGGTTCAAACATGATTCCTTACGAGGATAATAATTCTCGTAAAAGTTGGGAAATTTGTATCTCTAAACATGCTATTCAGTTGCATGAAAATAAACTTTGGAAGTGCCCAGCATTAGCATATTTGCCAATGCAATCTAAAAAATATAATCTTAGTGCTAAATGGGAACCATATTTAAAATATGCTCCATTAGATGTAAGTTGCACAGACGATGAATTGGAAGAATTTTTAGGTAGAGAAGATGAATCATATTGTTCAATGTGTCCCGCAAATAAGGTTAAAAATTTTGTAAAAGAAGATCCAACACTACCAGTAAGTTATTGGGAGAAAAGATATGATAACATGGGGAATATCATCTAATAGTCATAATGCTGCTATGTCAGTATTTGTAAAAGACAAATTGGTATTCGCCAGTGAGAGTGAACGATTTAGTAAAATTAAAAATGACCCATATATATCGGACTCATTGTTAAATTATGCTTTGAGATATGGAAAACCAGAATTAATCTGCTGGTATGAGAATCCTCTAAAAAAGAGGATGAGGCAAATTTATGCTGGTCAAGGACCATTTGTTAATAATTTTGAGAGATATTACGAATGTGAACATAAATTCTTTAACCACCACTATACACATGCATGTGGTGGTTATTTTACCAGTAAATTTAAACATGCTGCTGTTCTTGTTATTGATGCTATTGGTGAATTCCAAACACTTACAATTTGGGAAGCATCTGGTAAAGACTTAAAGTTAAAATATGAATTAAAATATCCAAATAGTATTGGTTTATTATATTCTGCAATGACTCAAAGATGCGGATTAAAACCTAATGAAGAAGAATATATCTTAATGGCATTATCTGCTTTAGGTGATAAGAGCAAGTTAAAAGATGCTATCTTTGATGATTTTATAACTGATGATTTTAAATGTAAGGTCAATTTACATCGTGGATGTAAGAATTGGAGACCAGAAGAATCTAAAGAAGATATTGCAGCTGCTACTCAAGAAGTATATGAAATACTTTTTAATAATGCATTGAGATTGACTAAAAAATTAGTTCATACTAATAATCTTGTATTGATGGGTGGATGTGCTTTAAATTGTGTTGCTAATCGACATGCATATAACCACTTTAAGAACGTGTGGATAATGCCAGCACCTGGAGATAGTGGTTCTGCGATTGGTGCAGTGTTAGCACATAAAAAGAAACATATCAAATTTACTCCATATCTTGGATATTATTTGCCACATAAGCATACAAATATTCAAATAGTAAATTATTTGTATGAACATAAAGTTTGTGGTCTTGCGCGAGGTCGAGCAGAATTTGGACCAAGGGCATTGGGAGCAAGAAGTCTTATTGCAGATCCAACGGATCCAAATATAAAAGATAAGGTTAATAAGATAAAAAATAGAGAATCTTATAGACCATTCTCTCCAGTTGTTCCAATAGAGTTTGCAAATACTTATTTTGATATGCATCATGATTTAGTGGAGAGTCCATTTATGCAACATGCTGTTAGATGTAAGTATCCAGAAAAGTTTCCTGGGATCGTGCATGTTGATGGGACAAGTCGATTGCAGACTGTTAAAAAAAGTGATGCTCCTAGACTTTATAATCTTTTATATCAGTGGAAGGAAAAAACTGGACATCCTATGCTATTGAATACTAGTTTAAATATTAAAGGACAACCAATACTAAATGATGAAATAGATTGTGATAAGTGGTCTAGACTTTACAATATTCAAATATTTTCATGACAATATTAAAATTAACTGAAAGAATTGATAATAAATTATTACTTCCAAATAAAGAATTACTTGTTGGAGTTTGCAAGTGGTTTGATCAAGATAGTGAAGTATTATATCAAAAAAATTTAAAAGAACTTCCAAAAGAGTGGAGATTTAGGACAAAAACCGTTGAATATAATATTAACAGTGCTGGTTATCGAACAAAAGAATTTGATAAAATTAATTGGGCAAAATCGATTGTAGTTTTTGGAGATTCTTGCGTTTTTGGTGTTGGGTTGCCTGAGGAAGATACATTATGCTATAAAATACAGAAAGCACTTAATATTCCTGTAGTTAATTTGGGTGCTGCAGGGTCGTCTTCACTATATACTCTTCATAATGCTGCATTATTAAGTGAATCATATCCAACACCAAGAGCAATTGTAAGTTTGTGGACCTCTCCATATAGACTACCATATTACACCAATGATAGAGTTATGAACTGTGGTAATTGGAATTATGATCGATTTAAAATTGGTTATTATTGGAATGAAAACAAGGATAATGCGATAATCCAATTAAAATTAAATGCCATAGCATTTAGAGAAATGTGGAAGAATAGGACTAATTATTTTGAACTAAGTTTATTCCCAGATACCGCTCAGATTTTACAATGTAATTTTGTAAATCAAATTGATTTTGCCAGAGATATGAGGAAGCAAAAGTCTGGATATTATTCCGCACATCCAGGAGAGAAGACAAATCAATTTGCCGCAGAAAAGGTAATTGCTGGGTTGCAGATTGGGTGATTCTGTGTTATCATAATAAGAGATGCTATAGAGGACATGGCAATCCGCACATTTTCTGACAAAAATTCAAATGATTGGAGTTGGGAAGAGACTCCAGAAACAATTGAAGCATTAAAGCAACTTCATAATACTGTAACTCAGGTAAATGAGAATAAAGTTCTGAAACCAAAGCCTGTAAAGAAATGACAGAAGATAAGAAGTTGATTGATGATTGCTTTTACGTTGATTCAAAAAAATATGGACTCTGGTATTCAACAGACAAAGAAGGTAACGGACTTATCACGGCTCTCACTGAAAAGTCATGTATATCAGGAACCCGTTTTTATCTTAAAGGACGGCAGGAAGGTTGGTCTTAGACCAAAACCTATGAAGGTAATGTAGATGGAAAACTCTAAAGAATATCCATATCATGAATTAGACCCAACAACTCCTTGGTATGAGTGGTTGATGTATTGTGAGATATGTCATCAATTAAACGTTGTTGGGCAACCATCTTTAGGTAGATTCGCTGCATATAGACGTTATTTAAAATCGGTAGGTGTTTTATGATGATTAAAAGATTTGTTGACTGGTTCTTTGCATCAGACAAAGAGAAGAAAGTGATTGTAGATTGTGCTGACAACTTTGTTGGAAGTAAGTTTACTTTACTTGACCTTATCCAGTCTTTGGAAACAAGATTGGAGAGACTTGAACGGGAAAACGTAGAGACAACAAATGCTCTCTATGAGATGGAGAATAGACTTCAAGCACAAATCGATGCTCATTGCCCACCAATATATAGTATGAATGATTATTCTTTGGGAGACAAGTAATGTACGAACTTGATGATTTTGAAAAAGCACTTGCTCATTTCGGAACTCGTGTTGATGTTATCATTGCTATGGAAATGGGTGGTAAAATTGATGGTCAATCTGCATATAAAGAAATTAAGGCAGAATTAAAAGAACTTAAAAGAGCAAAAAAGCAATACGCTAAAGAACAGTGAAGGTTAATCCCAATATCATAAGATCTATCAATTCTTCTGATTTTATTCCTCTTCCAAACATAACAGTTCAAAATTTTGAACAATTCAAATGGAAAGGTGATGATATATCTGGATCTTGGGATTTTTTTGGATCAGATGATTATAATAATTATCAAAATAATTTAAAAATACAACCATTAAATTGGTATTATCGACGCAATCAAATAAAATATACTCTTAATTCGCATGGGTATAGAGCGAAGGAATTTAAAGATATTAATTGGAAAGATTCTATAGTTATTTTTGGTTGCTCATATATCTTTGGGACTGGTGTGGATGATTCACATACAATACCTGCAGTCTTAGAAAAACTTTGTAAAACACCTGTAATTAATTTGGGAATGGGTGGGTCATCTATACAATTTGCCTTACATAATTCTTTAATGCTTTATAAAAAGTATGGTTCTCCAAAATGTGTCATTTATGGGATGCCAGGTATTACAAGATATTTGATGTATCAAAGAAATCATGTAGAATTAAAACTTGATTGTGATAATACTAAACTTGTAGATCATTTGGTTCCTTTTAATCTTGTAAATGTTGAGTTAATTAGGAATTTATGGGAAAATAAGAGTCAATATTATGAATTTTCATTATTTCCAACAACATCAAAAATATTAGGATGTGATTTGTTTCATCCTATACCCGAGGATTATGCTAGGGACATGAGTCATCCTGGTATTGAATCCAACAAATTAATCGCACAAAAGATTTACAACACCTTCAGTTTATGATTAAATATGTTAAGAAGATATTCAATACATTTGTAGAATATCTTGAAAATCAAAAAAGTAAAAAATTGGCCAAGCAATTAAGTAAAGAAGATCCTTTTATTTACAAGTAATCATGACAAAAATTTATGAGTCTCCTGATAAAGGAGAGACTATTAGAGAAAGAGAATTTAATCAGGCATCTGAACCTAAAAAGACCTGGACTTTAGAAGTTGAGAAGGTTCATGAAGAATATTTTATTAGTCTCCCAGATGATCTGCTTGATGCTGCCAACTTAAAAGAGGGTGACAATGTAGAATGGGTTGACAATGGAGATGGTTCATTTATTATGAAAAAACTTCCTCCAATGACTTATGATGATATGATTGCTGAGGGTTGGACAATGACTGCAGATGGATTTTGGATAAAGGATAAATAAGTAAATAAAAGAAATATTATTGTAAGATGGCAGCAACATTAACCGCTACTGGTTTAACCTTTGATGACGGAACTTCATTAAATTCAAAGTATGGAGTTTTGGCACAAGGAACAGTATCGGTATTTTTTCAATCCTCAGCACCAACTGGATGGACACAAGTTACCACTCATAATGATAAAGCACTGAGAGTTGTGTCTGGAACTGGTGGTGATTTTGGATTTGGTGGAGTATCTGGTGCTGGTGGATTATCATTTAGTACAGTATTTCCAAGTAGCACTTCTCCAGTTAGTGTTAATTTTAATGCAAATGTTCCTGTTAGTGGAACTGTTGGAGATACAACATTAACAACTTCACAAATACCGAATCATACTCATAACTCTCTTACTGGTGGAAGCGCAAATGCTGCTAGTGGAGGATCTAGTTTTTTGGTAAGTGGAACAAATAATACTGGTGGAGTTGTGTCTCCTGGGGGAATTGGAGGATCACATAATCACCCATTCAGTGGTAATATAAATTTTACTGCAACTGGTAGTGGAACAATTGACCTGAGACTACAGTATATCGACGTTATTCTCTGCTCTTTTAATTAATATGGCAAGACTAACTTCTACTGGCATTTTGTTTGATATTGCAGATACTGCAAATTCTATTAATAGTTTTTATTGGTTGTATCCTGCTGGTACTGTAAAAGTCTTTTATCAGTCGGCAGCACCAACGGGATGGACTAAAATTGCTACTCAAAATAATAAAGCATTAAGGGTTGTTTCTGGAACAGGTGGTGGATCTGGAGGAACAACAAATTTTACAACAGTGTTGTCATCAGCAGCTGGTAATTTATCTGTAAATGTTAATAATACATTTCCAGTTCAAGTTGTCTCTGGACTTGGACAAAACGTTGGCGATACAACATTATCTTTATCCCAATTACCAGATCACGTTCACTTTGGACTCACTGGATCACCAGGAGGATCTGGTGCTACACCTTTTAGTAATACTGGTGGTAGACTTGTTTTTGGTAGTACAGCTACAGGTCAAATGATAGAAAACACTGGTGGTGGTTCTCATACACACCCCTTTAGTGGATCTGCAACCATGAATGAGACAAGAACTTTTGGATTGGATTTGTCGGTGCAATACATAGACACCATCATTTGCTCATTAAACTAAATATGTTATAATACAATTACTATTTTGATTTAATCATGGCTCAAATCAAACCTGGAAACTTTTGTCCTCTTATTCAATCCGATTGTAAAGGTCTTGAATGCTCTTGGTATACCCAAATTAGAGGAACTAATCCAAATACAGGTGAACCAGTGGATGAATGGGCATGTGCTATTAATTGGTTACCAATGTTAATGATTGAAAATTCTCAACAACAACGTTCGACTGGTGCAGCGGTAGAATCGTTTAGAAATGAGATGGTAAAAGCAAATGAAAGTAATATTAATGTTTTGTCCGCTGCTGCTCAAATGCTGCAACATGCAAGAGAGAATAAAGTTCTAACTGCTAACGTTCAAGAGGTAACAGAAGAATGAAAAAATTTACATTAATTGAACAGGATCGATACATTGGTATTGATGGCATAGGTATTTTCTTCGATGAAAATAATTGGCCATTTGCAGATATAGAACATCTTTGGGCTATTCAATGGAAAGATAATGGGACTGAGGATGGTGATGGATGGATTGAATATGATTCTCCTGTTCCAAACACTCCATGCACTCTTGCTGATGTTCAAAAGTATGTAAATCATTTTGATGCTGAATATGAGCGTCAAATGGATACTAAAAGGAAGAAAGAAGAGGAAGACGCTAGAAAAGCAATTTCATGGCAGGATGCTATGAGAGAACTGGAAGAGCAGATGGAAAAGATGCAACAACGTCATGAGAAGACGATTGAAACTATCAAAGAAGATCATGATGCTCAGATGCAAAAAGTGCATCAAAGAGTTGCAGAATCTCACGAGAATCTGTTCTATTCCGCTGGTGTGATGCAGGATAATATTGAGGAAAGTAAGAATGCATTCCAAGTTGAAGCGGGATATGATAATTTAACTATCTTTGATGGTAATGTTGATCCATCGCTGTTTGATGAGTCTATTGACGAATCATTCTTTGATGATACAACCATATCTGAAGAAATGTTATTGAGCAATCCAGATTTGGGCAATCGAAATGTTATTGAAAACTTTAACAACATTGATTTAAGTGTATTGGATAGTGAGTTTAATCTTGAACTGTTGTTTGAGGAAGATCCAACTGAGCAAGTTGTAAATGAAATTGAAGAACTGATTGAAGAAGTTGAAAATGAGGAGGATTCCGCTGCTAAATGATTTCTAAATTATTTGAAGACAACTATCTGGTTGTTCCTAACTTTATATCATCAGACAAAGCAAAGCAATTAGCAGAAGATTTTAAACAATATGCAGATACTTATGATCTAAAAGAAGATCCTCAAGTATCTGATTGTAAAAGTAAGTATGATCACATTTCTTTTGTTGAATTGTTGTGTGAAAAAACAACCACAGTATCTCAGTTAATTGGAGAGACTGTGGTTCCAACATATTCTTATGCAAGAATATATCAACATGGCAATGAATTAAAGCCTCATGTTGATAAGTGTCAGTGTGAGATATCATTGACTGTTAATTTAGATTGCGATGAACCATGGGCAATATGGATTGAGACTCCTAAAAAGATAAAGAAAGAGGTAGTTTTAAATCCAGGTGATGCAATGCTTTACTTGGGTATGGAAGGTCTTCATTGGAGAGAACCATTCAAAGGAACATATTGTAATCAGGTGTTCTTACATTATGTAAGAAGTCGTGGACCTTATTTTGCTAGTTACTTTGATAAAGACCGCAAAATAACCAATGATACTATTAAATCAGTTGAGAATAAAGTTACTGTGTCTAAAAGTTTGAATAGAGTTGCAAGTTATATTAAAATCTATGATGATATTCTTACAAAAGAAGAATGTGACTTCATCATAGGAGAATATAAGAATGCAGTGGAGTGGAGAACGTCAGAAATTGGTGTGAGTGGTAATCAAAATACTTCAGTCAGAAATTGTGATATTATTAATATATCTCTGGGTCATGTAATTGATGCCAATCAAGATATTAGAAAGAGAATAGATGATATTCTTTTTAATAAATCTGCACTTGCTGCAAAAAAGTATATTGCAGACTTTCCTGATTGTTTTTTACAGTCTGATAGTGGATATGACCTTTTAAGATATCAAGAGGGTGGGTATTATATTCAGCACACTGATAACTTTAAGACACAACCTAGAACGGTGTCTATGTCATTTAATTTGAATGATGATTATATTGGTGGTGAGTTTGCATTCTTTGATAGAGAGATGCAAATTAGAACAAGACCAGGTTCTGTTGTTGTATTCCCATCCAACTTCATGTATCCTCATGAGGTTATGCCTGTTATTAAAGGAACACGATACTCAATTGTCACCTGGTTCACTTGACAACAATTGCGCTTGCTGGTATATTGTCAATAGTTGTTATTTTATTCGATGGCACTGTCTCAATCTGTTGAAACAAGTCTGAAGGAAGCAGAATCTTCTCTTCGTAATGCTTTGTCCTATGCTGCTCGTCAGGAACGTCCTGTGGTTTGCAACGCAATCTCAAAGCTGATTTTGGATATTGACCATATCATGAGCTTTGATGGTCTTTTGGACAAACTGGAACAGAGAGCGGAGGGAGACAAAGGAACTTGGGGTCCGTTTGGTTCGTAAAGTTTTGTTACAACACTCTAAAAACAATATTAAGGAATCACACTTTATGATTAAATAATGTTAGAATATGCTGACAATTCACAGGAGCAATCCATAATGACAATTTCCACCAATTCAAGCAGCAAACTCACTGATGATGAATGGCAGGAGATGATCGCCCTTAGGGATGCAATTAACACCAATCCAGCAACAGTTCACCCAGAAAAAATGGAGCAGTTTACTAAGTATCTTGTTCGTAGTATGAGGGAGATGGGAGCATAAGATTATAGATAATATATCTTATCTCAGCTAAAATGGATTCTGATTTACTTGAATTATACAACAAAGGTGTAAAAACAAAGGAAGATATAGAGTCGGATTATAAGAGCAGACTGGAAGAAAAAGAACGTGTTAAAAGCACGATTCTCCTTAAAACTGGTCTGCTTTGTCTTAGATTAACTGAAGACTATTTTAGAGAGACTCGTTATATTTTAAGTAGAAGAGAGTTGGAAGAGGGTGAAACAGTAGAGATTAAGTATAAAAGAAGAGAACTTGATAATAACTTGGATATTGGTTCTTTTGTTATAGATGATGACAATAGAAAATATTATCGAATCTTACAATTAACTGATACTGATACTCCAAAAACACATTGTTTTGTTGACATGAAGACTGGTATTGTGTATAAAGCACGTAACTCTACATCTGCAAATAAAAAACTGGCATGGGATATTGATGAATGCATTAGGGTAGCAGATTGGAGAGGATATTACTTAAATGAGGATCCAAAAATAGGAGAATAATCATGGGAATGTTTGACACAGTTAAAAGTTCTTACGATCTTGGTCCAGGTTATCAAAAGGAATTACAAACAAAAGATCTAGATTGTGTAATGCATCATTACTGGATTGATCCAGTTGGTAGATTGTTTTTGATTGATGATTCTCATACTGCCGACTTTGTAGAAATAAATGAGGGTGATGATGAATATGATCCTAAAAGATTATATTTAAATTATAAATGGGTTCCAAATGGTATTCATGGTAAAGTGAGACCAGTTTATCATTATGGTGTTGTGGAGGTTTATCCTGCTATGTGGGATTCCAAATATTCACCTTGGCCTAGTTGTCAATTATATTTTAGATATGGTATTATTGAGAAGGTAGTTCAAGAAACAGAACGATTTCAACTAGCAAGAGGTTATTGAATGTTCACCAATAGAGTACTGGGAACAGATAATAAGAGACTCACCCTGAATTGGTGGGAGTATTGGATTGGACACTGCTGGATGACTGGTTGGCAAAGCATTCGTGGAGCATTCCGCATTTGGAGTGACCTTATGACAGACAACTATAAGGATTATACTCTTCTTCATGATGATGATCCTTTTACTGAATGTTATGAATGGTTTTGGGTTACTCTTGGTGAAGATGAGGTTTATCCAAAAGCATTTCTTGAACATTTGATGCAACTTGCAGATGACGTTGAGACTGGTAAAGAGAAGGTTTATCCACTGGATGAGGACTTTTTTGAACGATTAAAAGAACTTACTGATGGTGTTGATGTAAATTTATTTGGAGAAGACGATGAAACTAATTAAATTTAAGCACAGAGTTGACTTTGGACATGACTGGTATGTTCAAATTTTGAATACTGGAAGACACTTTCCTAAGTTCATTAAAAACTATTCATTAATCCAATTGTCTGTAAGTTGGAATGATAGTGCTGGATGGCCTTATTTGCAAATTAGTTCTGGAGCTAATGGTCTTCTTAGTATTCTTTTTTGGGTTTATAAGTTTGGATTTGATATTGATATTCTCTCACGCACTTGGAATTTTGGTTACTTGGAAAAATTAGATGAAGAATCTCCCAGAAACCAGTATTGAAACTGTCACACCCACCCTTGACTCTGCCCCACCCTGCCCTATAATATTCTCATACACAACAAACCAATGACTTACAAAGCAACTCTCAAGGTTAAGTTTGATACTGAATGGACTTCCACTTCTTATAGTAGTGGATATGATCTTAGTATGCTTCCTGAAGAGCATTATACTTTTCAGGTTCCTGCTGAAGACCTTAATGTTCATCAACTGTTTCGTTTCTTCGCAACTGTTGCCCGTGCAATGGGTCATAATGACATCAACATTATGAAAGGTGCTTGTAGTGTTGCATTTAGTGAGGAAAGAAGTTACGAAGATATGCGTAAGGTTGCTGATGAGTTTGAACTGACTTTGGGTGAAGACCTAAAAACGAAGTTTGATGATATGCAGCAAGCAGAAGAAGAGTGGGAACGACTTAAGAAAGGTCCTATGGGAACTGTCCTGACTGATGAGGAACAATGCGAAGAGTCACTGTAAAACCTAAATCTAGCAAGGCAAAGAACCGTCTTGCTAACTCTATGGATGGTAATCCTATCTGTGTTGTTGAGCAAGACAAAGGAGATGGTATGTTGTTTCTTGCTAGTGAAAACCAGAAATACTTCTTCTGGGTCAATGTAAGTGAAGACTGCCATTGGGAAACTGAATGGGAAGTATTATGACTAAAGCCCAGCAGATTATGAAGTCCTATGATAGAAAGTGGGCAAGTATGAGAAACAAAAACTGCTATGATAGGAAATATGCTATCGCACACCTTATTCGTGAGACGGCACATCAAATCCTCCCACACAATCCCAGTCACCCATTTACTGCCTGGAAACAGGAAATGCTACAAATTGCTGATGAAATTGAGGCATTATGAAACCTAAAATGCGTGTCATTCTTGAGATGGCGATTGAAGAAGGTGTGCGTCGTGGGTATGCACGAGCACACAAACATGTAGAGAATCCTACTGAAGGTGCTATAATAGAGCACATTGAGGAGGCAGTGATGTCTTCTATCTACGAATACTTTACTTTTGACGAGGAGGATTATCAATGAGCTTGATTGATACGCTAGAATACTTCATCGATGATACCAGGGCACGTTGTTCTGATATTGAATGGGAGATCCGTGAGGAAGGAAACTATGCTCATGAAGAAGATCACACAGCACGATTTGATTACTTCTGTGAAGAGTATGATGAAGCAAAAGCACGGTTAGATGATCTGCTACAAATCAAATCCATTATTGAGGCACAACTTCATCAATGGATGGAAACAGGGGACGGCGTATGACTACTAAACCACAAACATTCAAGCATATCTCCCGTGCGATTGATAAACACGGAGTTCATCATCTTGATGCTCTGGATGAATTTGGACGGCACTGGTATGCTACAATGGAACAGAAAGAAGAACCTTGGCTCACTTATGTTCAACACTGGACTTTGAGGACACACTGATTATGTTATTTGACGAACCACTACTAAATTCACTACAAGGAACTATGGCTACGATTGACCCCTATTCAGTAAAGAAAGAAGCAATTGATGAGTATCGTATGGATACTATTGAGGAACGAC